TCTGTCATCAGTTTTAAACTATAAAAATAAGGTAGGGGCATGAAGTTTAAATTATTTTTTCTTAGTTTTTTGGCTTTAGGTTGCTATGCCGATGAAAACATAAGTGATCCCGAGATTTGTAATGTAGTGAAAAAAGTTGCTTATACTGTCATGGAGGCGCGTCAGCAAAAAGTGCCATCTCAAGATTTACAACAGATAGCGAATGGCCTTGAAGATCCAAAAGCAAAACAACTTTATCAAGATTTAATTAATTCGGCTTACTCTGCCAAAGTGTTCAGAACTAGTTTCTTTAAAAGAAAAGCAATAGAAGATTTTCAGACAGGTTGGTATGAAGAGTGTCTTAATCGAAAGGGTAGATAAACTAATTACGTAAGCTGCAATTTAATGTTTAAAAAGAAATTTTTAGACTGACAGGTCTGTATGAAAGGCTAAATTAAAATAAGTATTTTGAATTTTTCTTAAAGTTAAAACTAAATGCTCCGAAGATGCCGCTGCATGTGTCGTTACCCTGAACCCGATGAGTTCTCGGGTAAAAAGGGTTTTATAGCAATATGAAACGATATTAGACTATTTTAAATCACATGAAAAGTATTTTTAAGTATTTGTATTTTAATGAAAACACCTGAAACAATACTAAAGCTCATGTCATAATACGACAATATACTTTATTTGCCTACTATCTGCCTATTTTTGCCAATTTGCCTATTTTTATTGGTTTTAAGCCTATTGTTTGCCTACTAAATTTTTACAATAAAAAAGGCGGTTAAACCGCCATTTGTGATGTTGATTGGATGCGCTGCCGTTCAATATAAGCTAACACATCTGCTTTTTTATAAAAAATCTTTCGATAGTGTATTTTTGAAAAGGGAATGCCTCCACCTTCACAGCGCTTTTTCTGCAACCAAGAAGTCGAAACATCAAGTATGGCCGCAATAGATTCTGGTGAAAATTCTGCATCATCATTAGCGGCATTAAACTTTTCAATCTCGGCTTGTTTATCAATACATTTCATTTAGTTAGTTCCTCAATTCTTTACGTTCTTTCTTAAGCTGACGCAAAAGGTTGTGAAGAGTAACTGTTACGATCTTTTCAATATTTTTAGTTGATTGAAACTCTGCAAGCTGAGAAAGTGCCAAACCAAAAATGTGATATGCAAATACATTTGCGGCCTCAGGGTCATTTTTGGCTAACTCTTCAATGCTTGGGCAAATAACTTCTTTAAAAATATGAACCGCTACCTGATCTGGAGTACCTTCAATACGGCTAGGGTTCAAATTAACTTCACCAATAACTTTGCTCATTGTTGAGAATCCTCATTTAAAATTTCCCATTCGCCCCAGTCACCCAAATAGCCAGATTTGGAAATACTTGTAGTGATCACTTGACCGTCATCGCAAGTAACTTTCATTCGATCAGCATCAACTCGGATTGCTTTATAAATTACTTCCATTTTTAAATTAGATGGCAATGGTGTAGGGCCATTTACAGTTTTAATTCTTACTTCCATCACGCCACCATTCTATAAATACGTTTAACTTCATGATTCAGCTCATCCATCGCGGAACGACCTTCTTTGAAATACTTCAAAAGCATTAACTTATAGCGCTCTTGAGCTGCTTTGTTCATAACACCTTCATTGGTCAAAGTAAGGGTAGCTTTATTACCTTTAATAAGGTTCACACCGTGCGGTGTACCTCTACCGCGATAACCAGCATTCACATTGAAAACAATGAACTTCTCAAAAAGCTGCATGGGTAGCAGCTTTGGTTCGAAAAGAAAATCAGGAATATTCTCTTTCGACATTAGAATGGTTCCTTCAGTAAGTAATCTGGATCGTTAGAAGAAAGGCTTTCTAATTCAGCTCTACGCTTTCTTACGTATCCCATGAGCTTTGGCTGAATCTGTGGATCACGTGCTGCAACATCAATTTCAAGAGCATCAAGTGTTGTAAGGTCTGGTGCATTTTGAATCTGAACCATTAGAGAAGGCGGCTCACTCTCTACAGGCTTTTCATCTGCAAGTTCTGTTAAACGCTTATGAGTAGCTTTGAGCAAAGGGTCCATTTGTTTATCAGACCAAGTACGGGTATAGCGATAAACAGCATTTACTTCGGCAGGTGTTTTTGACTCAGATACGCGCTGTAAAAGAATCTCTAATGTTTTTTGATATTCAGGATCTAATTTCGGGTCATTAGTATCTGGAACTAATAGATTCTCAGAAGCGGTGACATTGATTTGTTCTGTAATAACAATTGCTGGTTGAGCTTCTATAGCAACTATTTCAGTAGGTTTTTCTATAACTACTGGTTGTTCAACTTTTACCTCATGCTTTTTATTAGTACGCTTTTTAGTTTGTTTATCTTCAGCCTCTAGCACTTCAACAGTTTTAAGAGGGGCATCGTTTATTGATTTACCTCCTAATAATTTACAAAGTGCTTCATACTGTAATCGGGCATTATCTAAATCACGTTGTGCAAAGCCACCATCAACCATTGCGACAATGCCATAACCCACACTTTGATAAACATGCTTCTCAATAAAACCAGCGGGATTAATAACAAATAACTCTGTACCAACCTCTAATTCATCAACAGTTAAAGGCTTGGTAAATGTGATACCAGCTAATTCAATAGTTTCAATCTTTATGCAGAATTCAAAACCCGGTCTACCAAATACAGATGCAGTGAATTGATCTAAGTCTTCAAAGTCTGACATGTCGTCAGCGAAACGACAAAGTACTGTTTTACCCTTTTGAAGAGCTGCAAATGCTTCAGATGCTGTAAGTAAATTATTCATGCTGTCATTCCTGTTTTAGCCAATGTTTCAATGTCTTTTTTAACCGCTTGCAGTTTTACCGCTTCAATTTGAATAAGTGCATCTATGCCTAAGTGCTCACAAACTGTTTTTACATCTAGACCGCGTTCAGAAATAAAGTTCTGAAGTTCGTCACGCTGTTCTTCCGTAATAGTTGAAGGTAAAACCTCCAGTTCAAGCCATTTACGTTTTTCTTTGTTGTAGGTGAATCCCAAGTTAGTTGCGTAATGCTTCATGCATTCCCACATTTTTTTAATATGGGGATGGTTTTGATCTAACGTTTCTAGCAATGCATTGAAATCAGATGGGTATTGAGATTCTTCACACGATTTATTCCACTGCTCCCATTCTTGCTGCAATTTCATAGTTACCTGCTGCTCAGGGGTAAGGGTGTTAAGATGGTCCTTAGTACGCTGAATCAAGTTAGCCATAAAATTAGCGTTCTCTGGCTTGCGTAAATCAGGAACAATAATGTTTCCTAAAGCACCAGAATCTTTAGTGTGAAAACCTTCACCACCTTTAAACTTAAGTACTTTGTTGGTATTACCTTTTACATCAGTTTCTTCAGCAAGATAGGCCATAGCATCAGCTAGGCGATAAATCTCTTGGCGGTTTTTACCGCCTAGATCTGGGCGTACTAAAGTCAATGTATCGTTTTTATCTTCAGTAGCATGTGCAATGAAAATGACATCTTTGCCAAATCCAATTAGTTTATTGACGAATAAACTAAACATATTGTTTGCAACGCCTTGAACATTTAATTTTAAAGAACCATCACTTTTAGTATTTTTCTGATTGCTGGCTAGGTGAGCTTTAATCAGATCAAGTACACGACCGATAGTATCGAAGACAACTGTGTTGTATGGGGCTAAGTCATTTTCCGTGATATTAGCAATATCAAGCCAAGTCTCAGCTACAACAACATCACCGCGACGATAAGCACCTGTACGATAAGCACCTTTGTCAGCATCGATAATTAAGGGTTTATCAGCAGTCATACCTAAAGTTGTTTTATGCATGCCTGGGTCGCCATAGAAATAAACCTTAATGGCGTTTACCAAAATAGGTTGAGAAGGACGAATAATATTTAAAGCCATAATATTTTTGCTCCTATCGACTGCCAGTAAAGCCGCGTTCTTGCTTATACGTTTTGCGGTCCTGAGAAGAGATATTTGTTTCAAGTAGCTTTATAGCCAGTTGCTTTCTACGCTGAAAATCAATTACTTGAGTAAGTACTTCCCAAACTTTTGGATATTCAGTTTTGAATTTCTCAACATCTAAAGGCGTCTTAACTTCGTCTTTAACTTTGTATAGAACTGAGCCATTAGCATTAGATGCAAACACTTGCCAACCTATGCGAACTGAGTAAATGCCTGTGTTGTCACGGCCTAAATACGATTTATAACCGTCAGGGTGTTTTTTGAAGTTAGTCATGATTAAACCTCCACCAACTTATTACGTTCGATGAAGCCTTTAAGGAGGGCATTGATATTGCGGTGATCGTTGTAATCAGTGAAATCACTGTAAGGCTTACCATTTATATCGGTAATCTCATTAATTGTGAGCTGGGTTACATCAACAGCAGTGAATTCTGATCCTTGAACGCCATAGCTATCTGGATGAGTTTCAAAATCAAAGCTAACATTTACGCGGAAGCCATCAAGCTTGATAACGGCAATGCCTGATGTTTTACCTGTGATTTTTGCTGTTTGAACGCCGTAATCGCTTGGCTTAGTTTGCGGCGTTAAGGTCTGAGTTTTTGTCGCGTAACTGGATTGTGCTGTTTTATATTCACAAGAAGCTAAACCAGCAATCAAAAACAAAGCTGTGAAGCCTGTCACTTTGATGTGGTTGAAAGGAATTACATTTACGTTCATACTTATCTCGCAGTTTGCAAAAGCACATCGAAAGGTCAGAGAGTCGGTGTGCTTTTTTGTTGTCTTGATGAATAAAATATACCTACTAGGTAAAATAAAGTAAATACCTGTTGGGTAAAATAATAAAATTAATTTTTACTCTTGTGGTAAATTGATGTTCAATAAGCAAAAGAAAACCCACCGTGGTGGTGGGCGAGGTGTCTATGAAATTAGAAAGTCTTGTATTGATTGGCAATCGTCTTTTTGATAATTCAACTCAAATATATTTGGAGAACTTTCCATTTAATGGAGATGAATTTTATGTGCCAGTTGGGAATTATACTAAACCAATTGGTTTTCTAAAGTTTAAGCAAATTGCTAAGGCAGGCTGCTTTGAATTATCCGAATTAGTGTCCCTAGATTATCCCAACCCAAATCCACAATTTTCGTTGTCAGGTGTTTTATACTCTCGCCAGAAAGCGATCGAAGCCCATCAATCAATTTGTGTTTATCAGCAGGCGGTAAGTCGGCTGCCATAATTTTAGATTCAAGAATAGCTTTCAGTTGAACGGCTTCAAATTTAACAGTCACAACCCCGAGAATTGCAGATAAGCCGCCATCATCAGCCAGAAAATCCATCCCATTCTGGTTGATTGTGGATGTGCCAAATTGAAATTTTTTAATTCCTTTGTCCCCGATAGATGCCGAAACGATTACACTATTGGGTTCTACAAGTTTGTGCTGCATTAAGTAGTATAAATTAGCAATAGCAGTATCATACTCAACGGTTTCACGATTATATTCTTTATTGAAATCATAGAAATTAGGGTAGGCTGAACTCATCTTTTTTAATAGTTCAAGTTGTAAATGTCTGTCTAGTATCATGACCTATTTCTCTAATAGTGTTTTAAAGGGTTGCACCGGGTCACGATTTCAATTACACAAAAAGCTGAATTCGCTTAAATTTTTTATTAGCTTCGATATGGCTTCTATAAAATTTATCTTTGTCTTCTGAACCAATAAATTCTTTGAATGTGCTTGCTTCAAGAAGTCTATAAATAAACCTTTCACCTGTTCTAAGTACTACTGTCAATAAGAAATGTTGGTAAAAAACATGGCTGATATTGCGGGAATTAACTTCGATTTTTTTCATATTTTGATCAATAATTGTGCTAATTGGTGTGGTGATTAAAGTCTTAATTTATTGGCATAACTTACTGTTATTTACTAAAATAATGGTGATGATCAAATCTAATAAAAACAATTAATAGTAAAAGAATTTTGGTATGTGTTTTGAAGATTATTTCTTTCATTGCATCACTACCTCAATCGCATCATAACCCAGAATACTTTTCCAAAAACTCATCAATCCATTCTTGAGCTATTTCAAGATTGGTTATATCGGCTAACTTTAAATTAGTTTCTTCTGCTTCATTAAATCCTTCAATAATAGCTTCAAAAATATTGGCTTCGCTAATAACCTCGCGTGCCATTTCAGCAGGGTCATAGCTCTGCTTGGCTTTCTTAAGGGAGGTTATTTGTTTATCAATTCCTGCACCAATTTTGCCTAATGCCAATTTAAATTCTTGACGATTAATCGTTAGCGCAGTTTTAGATTTATTAAGTGTTGCGATCATTAGTTTTCCTTGGAATTTAATACTTAAATAATCAATTATGAACCACCACAACGCCAATTATTGACATGTCGATTTTGTTGGAATTTAGAGTGGAAAAATCCCTCAATCATTTTAGTAGCCATTGGGGTGTTCGTGCTTATGTTGACTAGGTGGCACAATGTCTGTAATCGCTGTAATGCTTTCAACTTCATTCATATTAAATGTGAGACGCTCACCGCCATTCACCGCGATCAAGCTTAATACATCGTTTTGTATGCCAATAAACTCTTTAATCGTGCATCGCCCGTCTTTTAAGCAAACCTGAACAAACTCCATAGGCACAAGCTCTGCATCAGGATCACATACTACATACCAACCATTACGAATAGCTGGGAACATTGAGTCACCAGTACCTTTGATACCATATGCTCTATCACCAGCAGCATGAGTAGGTACATAACCATCCCCACCATTTCCTTCATAGCCCATATCCGTGAAATAGCCATCCATCCCCATTTTTGAATAGGCCTTAACAGGAACATATCTTTTTTGATGCGGGAATGACTTAAGTGGAGTCTCTACAAACTTAACAGCTTCTTCATTATCTGGAATATTGTATTTTTTCTTAAATGCCTCTATATCAAATTTTTTAAATTCAATAACATCCTCAATTTTTTGAGTGGTTAAGCTAGACAAGTCAGACTGATCAAGATAACCACGCGGTTTACTAAAAGCATCTTCAATTTTTATAGCCGTGTCATCCCCAATATTTTTGGTCGGGTTTTTACCTAAATACTGACTCAACAAGCTATATGACATATCAATCTTCTCAGCAAACTCTTTACGTTTGAGACCAGATTCTTCCATTAGCCTCTTCGCATTAAGAAATCTAATTTCATGAATTGTCTTTAGTTCAGCCATTACGAAAACACCTATAAGTCAGATTTCAAAAATACCCCACAGGTAGAAAAAATAAATACCCTGACAGGTTGAATATTGTTTACCTTGAAGGTATATTTATATTTAATTTACCCTTAAGGTGCATTTATGGTAACTCTTTATGACTTCTGGCGTGGTCTTGATAAAGATCAACGCATCCAATTTTGTGAAACCACAAAAATTTCTTATGGATATATGGAGTCTCATCTTATCCATGGTCGAAAAAAACCAAGCATGGAAACCATTCAAAAAATGGTAGATGCAAGCAACAAGAAACTAACCCACAAAAGCATATTTGACTTCTTTCTTAGAAAGACCAGTGCAGTCTAGGAACCACCATGAGCAAATTATCAATTGATCTCTCTGCAAGCGCCAGAAATGATGCGTCTCGCATATTGCATGGTCTTGATTTAGGTAATCAGAAAGAGATAGCTGAACAATTAAAGGTTGATCCAAGTACTATCACTCGCCTCAAAACAGATAAGAAAAACAATGGCTTGAATGAAATTGAAATGTTTTGCGAGCTATTGAGTTTACTTGGATTGAAGGTTGTACCTAAGGATTATCAAAGTATTGATAAAGAAAGAGTTGCTGCACTTTTAGTCATGTCCAAAAGTTGGATGAATCGTATTGAAACGGTTGATGACTTATTTCATGACGAAATTAGTGGGCAAAAAGAAAAGCTCGGATATTAAAAAACCACTACCTGCTGGAACAGGAGTGGTTTCAATTCATCAATACGGAAACCAATGAATATGCAAACTAATTTATCAAATGAGTCAACAAAATACAATCAGCAGGATTTTCTACCCGGTGATGTTGTCGTGCTAGTAAATCCAACTTCGTCAAATGATTTATATGAAATCGAAGCGTTTCAGCCAAATGAATATTACTGGCTGGTTGGTGGTGGAATTACTCATAAAAATGACATACGTCCGGCAACAGTCGCAGAACTTAACGCTAAACGCCGTCTAACAAATGCTGAGCAAGCATTAGCGGAGGTTTCATGAGTATTTCAGAACAACAAAGCCAAAAAAATATCCAATCGTGGCATGAACCAGCATCAAGGACACTGTCTGGTTTATTGGAAGTGCGTAAAAAAAATCTATCACGTCAAAATCGTGACGAAAAAAATGCTGCGGTAACACGTGAAGAATTTATGCAAGCCCTGATAGATCAACACGGCAAACATGGGCTTTATCTTGGTCACGCTGGACAAATTATTTCAAGTTTATATCGGGCTAAGCGCATTCGCTACTTAGGTAGCACTTTCATTCAAATGAATGAAGAGGGGGCTTAATGAGTTTAGATGCAACAGTTTGGGCTTGGAAAACCCGTCAAAAACAAAAGGCAGGTGGTGCATTAAAGCCACTTAAAAAATTAGTCCTTCTTTCGCTAGCCGATCGAGCTGGTGAAACACATGAATGCTATCCAAGTATTGCTCGTTTAGTAGAAGACACAGAAATGGACCGTAAGACAGTTTTAAAAATTATTGATGAGCTAATTGAGGACGGATTTATTATCGATACTGGCAAACGAGAAGGTAGAACTAAGCAGGTAAAAGTATATCTTTTGATTGGAGTTAAGGGCCGTGAAACAGTGCCAACAACGGTACTCTTTGACACAGGAAATGACGATTTAAACAGTACCAACAATGGAACAGTTCCAACAACGGAACAGTTCCAACAATTCCATGAAAGAGTCCCAACAATTCCGGTAAAGGGTCCCAACGTTGGGACACGGAATCTTTTAAAGAATCTATCAGAAGAATCTAAAAATAAAAAAACATGGTTGAGTTTAAAAAAACTTGGTGAAGAAATTCGTTTGGCAACTGATCAGGAAACTTACGAGCAGATCAAAAACGCGACTTGGTTTGATCGGGAGCTTCGAGCATTTGAACTCTACAACGCAGAGAAGAATCTTTGTGATGAGCTCATGCATTACCACTTTGCAGATTGGTTAATCAACGCATGTGGAAAATACCAAGCACGTGAACAGACAGGTTTCCGGAATTCAGGGTCGTCAGTACGAGGCGCGCCGAGCGCTCAAGAAAAACTCAGCGACAAACAGGTTCATACCTTCGCACAAAAACTTTCTGTTCTTCCTGAATTCGCAAGTAAATACGCGGAAGGAAACGAGAGCTATGAGCAACTGGCAGCTCGTATCGCTGTGAAACTTGCAGATCCGGAGCAACAGCAAAAATTGATGCCTTACCTCAAGCAAGTCGGATTTCAATCATAACGTAACGGAGAACTAGCATGAACAAATTTGAAATTTTAGCGTGGGCAATGCTCATCTCAATCGTAACTGGAGTCATCTGTGGCGTTGTAGTGCTTTGGTGGCATACGCGCAAGGAGGCAATTCAGGAGTGAGTTCAATGAGCCTTGCTGAATATCGTGAATTATTTCCTATTCAGAAAAATAAAAAGCGCCGTTCAGCAAAGCAAACACGGGATTCAAGTGTAGGGGAGGTTTTATTAGCAACACATCTTCAGGCCTGCAAGATTGATTTTGAGCAGGAATACAAATTCCATCCAACACGCAAATGGAGAGCAGATTTTTTAATTTCGGGAAAAAAGATTTTGGTAGAGGTAGAAGGCGGGATCTGGAGCGGTGGACGTCACACAAGAGGGAAAGGTTATTTAGGAGACATGGAGAAATACAACGAAGCAGCAATGATGGGTTTTACAGTTTTACGGTTCAGTACAGAGCAAGTTAAAGCGGGCGTGGCGATTAAACAAATAGAGCAATTGGTGGGGTGAAAATGAATATGCCAGTACAACACATTTTACAAGCGGTCGATTGGTCTAAGTATACTTTTGAAGAATGGTGCCGCCAACTTGGAGCTTGGCTAAACGGCGATACTGAAACAATGGTTAGAATTGTAAAGACTATGCCAACCAAACGCATCACTCAAAAGCAACGTGAAAAGCTTATGGCTATGTATATGAGTGATGAAACTTTAAAAGATCGCTTGTGTATTCGCCGTAAAGGCACTTGTTGCCAGTTAAATGATAATGAGGCACGTGCTGTACATAGATTGTTTATAGATATGCAGTTAATAGAAGACCATATATTACAAGAGTGGATTTCTGCAATTTGGTCACATCATGTCATGGGTAATTCTTTAAGAGATATTGCTCAGAGTAATGACACATCAGTTAATCAAATTAGACAGGATCTAAAATGTGGATTTGCTTATATCAAAAGTCGCAATCCGCATTTTGCTTTTGAAACTTTTGAAAAAACCGCTTGAGTGTGCGCACAGGGTATGGCATATTTGTGATAACTTGGCGATTTTGCATTTAAATCGGCACTTTAATAAGCTCGCATTTGCGGGCTTTAATATTTTCTGGGGCTAATATGTCATCTGAAATTGCTTCTATTATATCTGCTTTTATTCAAGGGTGGTTCACCATTATTGCAGGACTATTAGGAGCAGCAGCTTTAATAGGTACTTTTTGGTTTGGCGCTAAATCAGCTTTACATGCTCACAAAGTAGATAAATTGGCAGAAGCTAGAAGAGATAATTATTCGGAATTAGTCAGAAGTTGGTATAATTTTTTAGTTGTATTTGGTTCATATCAAAATATAAAAGAAAAAATTGATATTAAAGTGCAATTAAATGATTTTTCGGAAAAATTTAGAATAGCATTTAAGGATTTAACAACTGCTTTACATCAATCTAGCTTTATTTCTGAACCATTAACAAAAGAAAAGATTTTAGATTTTACGATGAAATTAACAGAAGATTATTTTCATTTAAATTTACAAGTTGCTCGATATTATTTAAATATAAATGAAAGAGATGGAATATCATTTCAATTGATGGACTTTATGAATGATTATGGCATTAAATGTCTTGAACTACAAAAAGACTTACGAGTTGAAATTGGAATTACAGAAGATGAAGAAGTAAATTTAAGAATTTTAAACAAACAAAAAGAATTTGCAGCACGGGTAAAAAGTAAAATTATGAAAATTCGTAGTGGAGATTTTGAACTTTAATTGTTCTTAACATGCTATCTTCAGGTCTAATTAAAACTGGTTAGTAAAATGAATATCTGTATTGGCGGTGATTTAGACGGTGAAGTTGTAAATAACCGTGAAGGTACATACTTTGAAGCTAGTGAAATAGATGCATCTAAAGAATCAACTTACAACCGCCAGAGTTATGTAGTTGGTGAAAACACATATAGATTTTGGCTGTGTGCAGAAATATCTTATTTTGAAACTACAAAAATCGCGCACAAACATCTAGCCGAAAAGTACACTTATCTTTCTTAAACTAGAACTTAAACACATAGAAGCCCGCCATTTGGTGGGCTTTTTCTTTTTGGAGGAATTGATATATGAGTATCGAAATTAAACAAGAGAAGTATTTCAACTTAGAAGTGGGAGTGGATGAAAGTACAGTCACAATCTATCAAAAAGATTCAGATATTGTGATTAGTAAGGAAGCCGCGAAACAACTGATTGAAATTCTGAAAGGTTTTATTGAGTAAATTACATGTATCTACCACCTTCTGGGTGATATTTCTTTTTCACAATTTAAAAGGTGGTCAATATGAACACTATAGACTCACCTTACTTTAATATTGAAAAGTTTGCTAGAAGGGTGTGTGAGGACAACTTTCCACGGGCAATAAATCTTTTAAAAGAAAACATTTCCAACTATACAGCTCATGAAGATGTTGAAAAGTTTGATTTCAAAAATCAATGGAAGTGTGAGGGTGTTTTAAATACCGATGCCTTTTTTCTTGATTCAAGAGAAATATATGACTGAATTTCAAAAAAACATAAATGAGATTAGACAGCTCCAAACAGAGCTAAATCACTTGGGAAGCTGTACTACCAAGGGCCTCACAGAAGAACAGATCGCTCACTTAGATGAGCGATTTTTTTTGGCCACAGCAAAACAGAAAAAGTTGGTAGCTCGACTCAATAATAAGCCAGAGGGCTTCTTTTAAGGAGCTCAGTGCATGGATGAGAAACAATATTATAAGCTCACGGGTAAAAAAGAACTTAAATCCAAACCCAAAACTAAACCTTTACCTAAAGCCACAGAAAACTATTTAAAAGCAGAAGAAGATTTTGCAAAGGCTTTAGATTTTTTTGAAATCAAATATGAAAAGAAATTTCATCTTAAATCCACAAAACGTTGGCGTTTCGACTTTCATTTAATTGAATACAGGATATTGGTTGAAATTGCGGGTGGGCCTTGGTCAGCTGGTAGAAAGCGAAAACAAATTTCTTACGATGCGGATCGTGAAGACACAGCTCATGAGCTGGGATATACGATTGTTCGTATTGAGTCTGCATCTAGATTTAAGATTAATGAATTAGGTCCATTACAGGTACAAGCACACTTTGCAAGCCAATGGATTAAGAATTTAAAGAGGCACACTTTTAATGGACCAGATCAGACCCTTCCCCCCAACTGCCTTACTTGATCAAGCTGAAGCTGAGGAGGCTATCCGCTTAGCACCAGCTCCGGATTTAAAAGAATGGGTTATGAAAAACTTTTTAACTTTAAATGGTCCACTTCATAACCCTGATCATGATCACATTGCTGAATTACTAGAAGATAGTGAAAGTTTTTTAGCTTTTGCTTGGGCATCATCTGCTTTTAAAAGCAAGCAGGCTTATGTCCTAGGGCAATGTGAAAAAGTAATGCTTAACCAAGGTGGATGGAAGAAAGTTCGACAAGAGCAGCAAATGAGAGATTGGTTTGGTTATGTTCCAACATATTTAATCACCATTGATGCCTCATTTTGTGATGAAGCAACTGATAATGAGTTTTGTGCCTTGCTTGAACATGAGCTTTATCACATTGGGGTGATGAGGGATGATGACGGCGAAATTATTTACAGTGAAAGTACTGATTTGCCAAAGCATTACTTAGCTGGACATGATGTAGAAGAGTTCATTGGTGTCGTTAAGCGTTGGGGTGCGAGTGAGAGTGTCAAACGTCTTATTGAAGTTGCAAAGAACCCGCCGTTTGTAACTGAGCGTGACATATCAAAATGCTGCGGGAACTGTGTAATCAATTGAGCCTTGTGGCTCTTTTTTTTGCTTTGTTTGTCATACGTAGTCATACGGAGAGGTGTTTATGGCAGCCTTAAAAGAGCCTGTAAAAATATTTATAGTTCAAGCTCTTGCATGCCGTGATACCCCTCAAGAAGTTGCAGATCAGGTAAAACAAGAGTTTGGCATTGATGTCGATCGGATGCAGTGTTCCTCATACGATCCAACTAAAGTGGCAGGTCGAAATCTTAGTCAGAAATTTAAAGACCTTTTTGAAAAAACCAGAGAAGAATTTGATGCAGGCTTAATCGATATTCCGATTGCAAATAAATACTACCGATTACGGATGTATCAGAAGTACCTAGAAAAAACTAAAAATGTAAAAGCGGGTATGAAAATTCTTGAGCAAGCAGCAAAAGATATCGGTGGGCAATTTACTAATCGTCAAGAAATAACAGGCAAAAACGGCGGTCCATTACAAACAGTTAATTCAGATGTTCCGGTTCCAATGGATGAGTATTTAAAAGCCCGGAGGGAGGTCTTAGATGAGTACTGATGCGGCTCGGGATAAAGCCATCCGGATCGAGGCGCAAGAAGATTTATATTTCTTCACGAGGTACATGTTTAAGGAGCGCCGTGGTTATAAATGGATGCATAACTGGCACCACTTAGAACTCTGTGAGGCTTTAATGAAAGTCTATAGCGGAGAAATAAAGCGGTTAGTTATTAATTTGCCGCCTCGTTATTCTAAAACTGAGATTGTCGTAATTAATTTTATGGCATGGTGTTACGGTAAAAAGCCCGATTCTGAATTTATTCATATTAGCTATTCCGCAATGCTGGCAGCTAATAATGCATTCCAAATTAGGGGCCTTGTGCAAGAGGAAGCCTATAAGAAAGTCTTTCCTGATTTTGCTTTAAGAGATGACAGTAAGGCAAAAGATTTCTGGCGAACATCTGAGGGTGGTGTCTGCTATGCGACTGGTACTGGCGGTACCATTACAGGGTTCGGGGCTGGAAAACTTAGAGACGACTTTGGTGGTTGTATCATTATTGATGACCCTCATAAAGCACATGAAGCTTCTTCTAAAACTATTCGAGAAGGTGTGATTGACTGGTTTCAGAACACACTCGAGTCACGTACAAACTCACCTGAAACGCCGATTATCGTAATTATGCAACGTTTGCATGAAGATGATTTAGCGGGGTGGTTGTTAGGTGATAGAAAAGACGGCGTACCGGTTGCTGGTGGTAACGGTGAAGTATGGGATCATCTTTGTCTCTCTGCCATTCAAGAAGATGGTTCTGCACTTTGGCCAGCAAAACACAATATTCAAAAATTAAAGCAAATGGAGCAAGCCGCTCCTTATGTTTTTGCTGGGCAATATCGACAAATGCCATCACCGCCAGCAGGCGGTTTTTTTAAGCCTGACAATATTGAAATTGTGGACGCTTTGCCTGCGGATGTAGTGAAGCAGGTACGAGCTTGGGATTTTGGTGCAACTGAGAATGAAGGTGACTTTACAGCAGGTGTTAGGGAGGCTTTAGGCGCAGATGGCTATACATATCTTGTTGATGTAACAAGAGGACAGCTTGGTCCTGACAATGTAAACAAACGCTTAAAGCAAACAACTGAGCTAGATGGCAAAAACGTCACTGTTCGTATACCTCAGGACCCTGGTCAAGCAGGTAAATCACAAGCTAGTGCTTTTGTGAAACTTCTAGCAGGTTATAGCGTGATTGCTAAGCCGGTCTCAGGTGACAAGCTAACAAGGGCTCAACCATTTGCTGCTCAGGTTAATGTGGGAAATGTACGCATGCTTAAAGGTGATTGGAATAAGGCTTTTATTGAAGAGCTTCGTAATTTCCCTAACGGGACAAATGACGACCAGGTTGATGCTGGTTCTGATGCTTTTAATGAATTACATGAAGGCTTTGAAGTCTTCTTTGCAGATATGGGGTTTGCTCAATGAGTGACGTAACTTTTAAACATTCTGAGTATGTTAAAAACTTGCCATACTGGCAGAAGCTAGATGATGTGTGTGAAGGTGAAGATGCTGTAAAGGCTAAAGGTGAAAAGTATTTACCTAAGCCTAATGCACATGACAAAACGCCAGCCAACAAGAGTGCTTATTTAGCTTATTTAATACGTGCTGTCTTTTATGAAGTTACAGGTACAACATCAAATAGTTTAGTGGGTGCTGCATTCGCCACAGATCCAAGCTTTAAGTTTCCATCCCAGCTTGAGCATTTAGAGCGCAATGCCAACGGCGCAGGCTTAAGTGCTTATCAATTGGCACAGACGGGCATTCGACACTTATTAAAGCATTACAGATGCGCTTTATATGTTGACTATCCAGCAGTTACCCCAGCTAGAAATCTTGCTGAGTTTAAACAGCAAAAAGCCTATCCGATGATTCACTTATTGAATGCCATTGATGTGATCAATTGGGATTCAATGATGATCGATAACCAGAAAAAGCTTTGCTTAGTGGTCATCCGTGAATTTACTTCTGAACGTGGTACTGATGGCTTTAGCAAAACTGAGGTAGAGCAGTACAGAGTTCTGCGTTTAGAACCTGATAGTGAAGAAAATTATATCTACTCAGTTCAGGTTTACGCTAAAGGCGATAAAGGTACATGGGTAGGTGGAGAGAAGACGTTTCCGACTGATTATAACGGTGATTTCTGGTCATATATCCCATTCACCTTTGTGGGGGCAATTGATAACTCTGAGGAGATTAAGAAGCCGCCACTGCTTCCATTAGCTAATCTTAATTTGGCTCATTATCGAGACAGTGCGGACTTTCAAGAGTCCGTTTTTTATATGGGCCAACCACAGTTTTATGCAAAGGGAGTCAATTGGGCTTGGTACGACGAGGCTAAAAAGCGTGGCATTTATATCGGAGCAAAAGTTCTATTACCTTTACCTGAAAATGGTGATTTGGGAATTGTACAAGCAGATCCAAATACTTTAGCTCGGGAAGCTATGAAGGATAAATGGGATCAGATGAAAGAAATGGGTGCTCGTTTAATTGAAAAGGGTTCAGCAGCCAAAAAGACTGCTACTGAATCCAACAGTGATGATGCTGTACAGCATTCAGTTCTTTCATTATGTGTTGTGAATATGAATGAAGCCTTTTCGATGGCTTTAAGATGGGCAGCTAAGTTTGTAACGCCTAATGTTGATGTTCTAACTAAAGATGAGCTGATGTTTGAAATCAGTCAGGAATTCAATAAGCAAGGTTATCTCGCTGAACTTGCTCGTCAATTATTTGAAGCAGCCTTACAAGGGCGTTCTTCATTTAAATCTTGGTGGGAATACAACCAAACTGGAATGTTCCCTAAACAAAAATATGAACAAGAACTGGTTAATGTCGAATCCGAAAAAGACGGAACAGTGAATCTATAGGTAGGGTGATATGGCTAAAGATAATAAAAATCTTTTGGAGGTACTCACTCAACACCAGGCTTATCTTTATCGTACTTCTTCGCAATCAGTAAATGAATTATTAGGATTATTCAATGATGATACGAACGCAATGCTTTCAAAGCTTCGTGATTTATTGGATGAGCTTAGTGATTCAGAAAAGATTGCTTTAGCCGGAGGAAAATACACAACTTCAAATCTTAAGGAAATTAGAGATTTAATTTCCTTTTGGTTTAGTAGTGTTAATACAAGCTTACCTGAAGCATTCGCCGTTTCAGCTACGGCTATGGCCGTTTACGAAGCTAGTTATATCGCCAAGTTATTCGGCGCAAAGATTAGTAAGCCCGATGGTGAAAAGCTCTATTCAGCTGCTAAGAAAGTTCCCTTGGCAGGTGGTGCTCTTGTTGATGATCTCCTATCGAGAATTGCTGAAAGTGCACGCCAAAAAGTTGAATATGCAATACGTGATGGAATCAGCACTGGAAAAACGAATCAGCAAATAGTTCAGCGTATTCGCGGTACCAAGCGGCTCAATTATGAGGATGGAATTTTAAATGGTACCAAGACTGATATTGACCGAACTGTTAGAACTGTGCGCAGTCATGTAGCCAATCAAGTATATCTGAATAGTTTTAATCAATTAGGCTTTGAATATGTACGCTTTGTTAGCGTCCTTGATGGAAGAACTTCTAAGCTATGTGCATCACTAGACGGTTCAATTTGGGAAATAAACGACCCTGCCAAACGTGTACCGCCGTTGCATCCGCATTGTCGCAGTATCTTAGTACCAGTGGAAAAGGATGGGCAATTAGTTGGTGAGCGACCGTTTGTAATGGATGAGCGCAAAGTAAAGGACATCCCGAAAGATGAGCGCAGCCAATTAATAGGGCAATTGGATGCAAACACCACATTCAAAGAGTTCTTTAAGAAAACAGATGATTTCTTTCAAAATGAGTGGCTAGGGTCAAAGAGGTACAAGCTTTATAAAGAAGGAAAGTTTGATTTTGAAAAGTTCTTTGACCCGGATGGGCGTTTATATAGTTTAGATGAGTTAAGAAAGTTGGATGAGCAAACCTTCAAGGAGTTTGGATTATAATTTTATGCTAGAGTGTTTTTATTAGAAATTTATATAAATACTTGTCATGGAACATTTAATCAAAGCTAGTTTAGACATTTTTAGAACTCATAATATTCTTCTTTACGTTGTTGCCATTACTTCGGGCTTGTTGTCTTACAATACATTTGGCGTAGCAGATTTAACTGGGTATGCTCTGATTAAAGAAGAGTACAAAAATTATATTGGGCTTATTTTTCTATTGTCAACAATTACTATTGTAGTGTTATGCGTAAAATCAATAATCAATTATTTGCGTAATTCGTTAAGTAAAAGTAGCTTCAAAAAACAAGCCAGCAAAAGGATTGACCAAAAACTTGCTAATCTTACGAATCAAGAAAAAGCTGTTTTATTACAATTCTTCATTCAGCAATCAGAAACTATTTGGTTGCCTTTTAGGACACAAGAAGTAGTTGAACTTATTAATTCGAACATACTTACATTGGCAAGTAATGCTGCGAGGATGACCTTAGTGGGAGAGGCAGCTATGTTAAATCTTTCAATAGATATGAAACAAAGACTAGCTAATTCTTATCCGGAAGTCTATTCAGAAAACTATAATGAAACGGAGGTAAAAACACTATTAGGTAAATTCACTCCTAAAAGTGTAATAGAGGTTAATAGGGATCGGAGAACGATTGGATATTAACCAGTTTTTAAGTGTTTAGTACAGAGCCGAAAGGCTCTTTTTTATTGCCTGTAGTTTCGATGAATAGGGCGCAACGAGCGGATGCTCATTTTAGATATAGGGTCGGATGACTTATGAAACTTAAAACAGTAACAATCGACGGTAAAGTTTATGCGGAAGTAGAAGGTGATAAACCTATCTATATTCATGATGATGGCAAAGAGACACCTCATGATGCCGTTCACTCTGTGGCAACAATTGCACGTTTAAACAATGAAGCAAAAACGAATCGTGAAGCAAAAGAAGCGGCTGAAAAAGCCTTAAAAGCTTTTGAAGGAATCGAAGACCCTGCAGCGGCTAAGAAAGCAATTCAGACTATGCAAAACCTTGACGATAAAAAGCTAGTGGATGCTGGCGAAGTTGAGAAAGTGAAAGCTGAAGCCATCAAAGCAGTTGAAGAAAAATATGCTCCTATTGTTGAGCAACGTGATGCTCTACAAGCCTCTTTGCATAAAGAACTTATCGGCGGTGGTTTTGCTCGTTCTAAGTACATTCAAGACAACATTGCAGTTCCAGTTGATATGGTTCAGGCAACCTTTGGTAGTCACTTCAAAATCGAAGATGGCGAAGTGGTTGCCTACGACCAAAAAGGCGAAAAGATTTATTCCCGTGTCCGCCCTGGTGAACTTGCAAATGTTGATGAAGCTTTAGAGTCCTTGGTTGGTGGATACCAGCATAAAGACTTAATCCTTAAAGGTGGTAAAGGAAATGGCGGTGGTTTCCAAAGCGGGGGCAAAGGTGGAGCACCAGCAGGTATGAAGCGCAGCGAGATGTCAGTATCTCAAAGAGCCGATTACATCAAAGAACATGGCCAAGAATCCTTCCTAAAACTACCGAACTAATTATTAAACATTTGGAGATAAGTCGTTATGACTACAGTAAATTCAGACATGATCATCTACAACCAATTGGCTCAAACTGCCTATTTAGAGCGTTTGCAAGATAATTTGAATGTCTTTAATGAGGCATCTGCTGGAGCGATTGTTTATCGCAACGAAATCATTGAAGGTGATTTTAGCAAAGATTCTTTTTACCGAGTGGGGGGAAGCATCAAACATCGTGATGTGAACTCAAATGCTAAAGTTAATCCTGAAAAAATTGGCGCTGGTGAATCTGTAGGCGTGAAAATTCCCTATAAATATGGTCCTTATACTTCTACTGAAGAGGCATTCAAGCGCCGTGCTCGTACACCTGAAGAGTTCGCAATGATTCTTGGTTATGATTTGGCAGATGCCTTGGTTGCAGGACGTTTACAGTACAGCTTGGCTTCATTGAAAGCAGCGATTACAAGCAATCCTGATATGGTTGCAAAAGGCAGTATCGCAGTAGATGGTCGTAAAGCTTTAACCAAAGGAATGCGTAAGTTTGGCGATAAGTTTGGCCGTATCAGTTTGTGGGTAATGAATTCAGATACCTATTTCGATATTGTTGATGATGCAATCACCAAGCAGATTTATGGCGAATCTGAAATCGTTATCTATGGCGGTTTACCAGGTACTTTAGGTAAGCCAGTATTGGTTACCGATGCCGTGGGCGATGATGATGCATTTGGTCTGCAAGTGGGAGCTGTGACTGTCACGGAATCACAAGTGCCAGGCTTCCGAGCTTACGACATTAATGATGAAGAAAACTTGGGAATTGGCATGCGTGCTGAAGGTACCTTTAACATGGATCTTCTTGGATATAGCTGGGATACAACCAAAGGTATTAATCCTGATCTTTCTTTATTGGGTTCAAGTGCAAACTGGCTGAAACATGCAACGAGCAACAAAATGACCGCTGGTACATTGCTTGATTTGTCGGGTACGCCTTAAAACCTTAAACACCTAAATGTATTGGAGGGCTATTTAGCCCTCTTTTTTATTATTAAGAGAAAAGTATCATGAAGTTAATCTATACGCGTATTGCCGCAGCAGCAGCTTTAGAAGTCGGGACCATTGCTAACCCTGACTATTATGAATATCCAAATCGTAGTGCTGAAGAGGTAATCATCTATGGTGATTACCCAAAAATTAAAAATGATTATGAAGCTTTAGATATTCCTGTTGAACTTCGTAAATTGGAAGAGCCTGCAAAAACGACTTTGGCCACAGTAAATGTCGCAGTGGGAATTACCCCTGAGCTGCAAGAGGTCATTGATAATACAAAAGCTGAGTGTGAAAAGGTTGTTGAGGAAAACGGACAACTTAAACAAAAAATCGAAATCTTGGAACAGGCAAGTGGTGATAGTTCCGAATTAATTTCTGAAAACTCACGTTTAAAAAATGCTGTAACCCTAGCAGACAATGCTACTAAAGCAGCTGAAGGACAAGTGGTAAGCATCCAAGCAGAATTTGATGCTTTTAAAAATGATGTTGCTGCTATGCAAGCGCGTATTAATGAATTAGAGACTCAAGCAGCAGCTCCAGCTTTAGAAACAGGGGCTAATGATTTTGAAAGTTGGTCTAACGATCAATTAAAAGAATATTTGGCAAGTAAAGACATTGGCTATAAGCCATCTGCAACAAAACCAGAACTACTTAAGCTAATCCCAAAGGAATAATGAAATGAGCTTTATTACTGTAGATGACGCAAATTCAATTTTGGGCAGCGATTTTGCACCAGACAGTGATAAAGCTCGTCTGGTTCAACTTGCAAATGTATGGATGAAAAAAAGAATTGGATTTGTGCCGGATCCTATAGATTTACTTCTTAAAGATGCTTCTTGTGAAATCATTAAAGGCATTCTGGCCAAGGTGATTTATAACGGTAAAGAGCAGCTGCTTAAACGAAAGAAAGTTAAAGCTGATTCAGTAGAATCTGAAAAAGAGTATCAAGAGGGTACTGAAGCGATTTCTAGCTTTGAACAGATAGCAATTGATTATATTGATTCGCTTGATTTGAAAGATCCTAATGCAAGTTTTAATGGTTTTGGTATTCCACTTTACAGGGCTTAAATAATGGGCTTACGAGATGAACTACAGGCGGACATTGCTGAAGCATTTAACGAAGATTTAGCTGACGCAGTTCATACCTTTACGAGTGAGCGAGTCACTAAATCAAATTGGGATCCTAAGACAGAAACTTATGTTGAAGTTAAAGAAAACTATTCTGGCCGTGGCGTTCTATTCGGCTCATATAGTCAATATGAGATCCAGACGCTTGGAGTTTTAGCTACGGATAAGAAAGCAACGGTGCTTCAAAATGAAGTATCTATGACCCCTAAAATAGATGATGAATGGATTACAGCCTTAGGTTCATTTCGAATAATTCATATTCAGCAGGATCCAGCCGCGACAATTTGGAAATGTCAGTTGAGGAAGGTTTAAAGTCTTATAAATTTAAATCTACTTAAAAGCAAAAGTAATTAGCACAGAATATTTTGTAGAGAAAAAATGATTAATTGTTATATTAGCTAAAAGTATATATATAAATTAATCATATTTTTATCACATTCTATTGTATGTTTTAGTCAATAACCGTTATTTTATATTTATGTAAAGAGCGGAAATAATAAATGTTAGTAAGAGGTAGTTATAAAATTGTTCCTATAGAAGATATGGGGGGCGGATCTTTCGGTTTTGTGCAAAAAGTTGAACTTTATAATCAGAAAGACCATCTATGCGGCTTATTTGCAATGAAGACAATGAAGTCAAATGCAAGAGAAATAGAATCTTTTAGAAAGAGGTTTGTTAGAGAAGGACATCTACAAGCAAAATGTAGTCATCCAAATATTGTTCAAATTTATATTTGTGATCTAGAGAGCGTAGAGCCTTGGTTTGTAATGGAACTGGGTGAAATAGATGTAGAAAAATTAATAATAAATGGTAAATTTCCAAATAAAGAAAGATTAAAATGTATTTTAGATTTACTTTTGGGAATGATTCATATTCATCAACAAAAACTTTTACATAGAGACATTAAGCCTTCAAACATGGTAAAAGTTGGTGATAAATATAAAATTGCTGACTTTGGTTTAGTTAAAGATACTGTTTCTAGCCCAGAGACAACACCATTGACTGCTATTGGTCAAGGAATGGGTACTCCAGGATTCCTTGCGCCTGAAGCAGTTTTTGGACATTTTAGTGATCAATCAGATATCTATGCTATTGGTACATTCTTAGAATACATGTGCTACTTAGATGATGAGTTAGCTCGAAAGTTAGCTCCAATTATTAATAAGTGTAGAGCACATGTACCTTCTGACAGATACCAGTCAGTTAATCAAATATTGAAAATATTTTTACCAATTTATGAGGAGGGGATGAATGCTTGAACTAACTAATGTAGCTGCTTTCACGCACTCTAAATCTTCAAATAAAACAAATGAAGACTCTATTCTTCTCCCTTTGAAGCTAAATGGCGGATATATTTTTGCTATTGCTGATGGTGTTGGTTCATATCCTGGTGCAAAATTGGCTTCAGAGTTAGCTATTGAATATATTTCTAAAATAGAAAAAATACCTACAGAGAGTGAAATAGAACCTTTATTATTAAAAATTAAAAATAAATTAAGTGGGCTTGAATTAATCAATCCAGAGTTTTTTCAGGCAGCAACAACTTTAACAGTTGGAGTAGTTGAAGAAACCGGTGTACATATTATTCATGTTGGTGATAGTCGGCTCTATATAAAATCTGAACAGAAATTAACTTGTCATACGAAAGACCATACTCAACATCAGAAGTTATTAGAGGCTGGGCTATACACTGAGCGTCAGCTAAAAAAAATGCCAGGTAAAAATATACTGGTAACGGCCTTATCAAAGAGTATTAATTTAGAATATCAGTATTCATTTCTTATGATGAAAGATATTATTGATGAGCAAGGAAATTTAGTTGTTAATATTATGTCTGATGGAGCTTATGAATTCTGGGAAAAAAGACCAAAATTTTCCTTGAATACTATGAATAATCCAACAGCCTTTAGTACTAGTTTGCTTAAACGGATAGAAAAAAATGGGCCAATTGATGATTATTCTTTAATTTCTACAAAATTTAAAATTGGTATTTAAACATATCATTTATTTTAACAAACCACCTTTCGAGGTGGTTTTTTTATGCCTAATTATAGGAATCTTTATGATAAGCACGGATTACGTTCCCTTATGGCGCATCTCCCCATTTCAACATGTGCATTACACGTTGGCTCGAAATCAACTACACATGGATCTTCTATTTGAGGATATGAATAAGGTTGATCAGTTCATCTCTATAGAAGGAGCAGCAGCTCAAGTCGATTACTATTTTGATGGCGCTTATGCAATTGTTCAGCTTGGCGATACGTCAGAAAGAAAACCGATTGAAGTTTATGGCTTGCTTTTACATGAATCAGTTCATATCTGGCAAAAAATAAGAAAACTAATGGGTGAAAAGGAGCCTAGCTCAGAATTTGAAGCTTACTCAATTCAAGCAATCGCTCAAGACCTTATCGAAATGTACGAAGAAAGTGAGGTTAAGCATGGGATGGAAGGGGAAAAAGCCGACTGATTTTAGTTTTGAGGTGGCTAAAACAGCAGAAGACCAGGTGAAGAAAATCACCATGGATACAGTGCAATCATTAGTTGTTTCAAGCCCAGTTGATACAGGTGCTTACCGAGCTTCACACATTGTTTCTATTGGATCCGGTGATTATGGAGTACGTGGACCTGAGACTAATGCCATTCAGGATGCAGCTATCCAAGCCATGAAGTTCAAGCTGGGTAATTTGGTTTACATCCAGACCAATAAGCCATATGCAGAACGCTTAGAGAACGGTTGGTCTGATCAAGCGCCACAAGGTATTTACAACACTACATTTACTTATATTACTCAAAAGTACGGTGGTTAGTATGGCAATGACTTTGGAGCAGACAAGGCAAGCTATTGCAGACCATATGCAAGACTTTACAGGTATTGCGCAAGACAGAATTCAGTATCCAAATGCACCAGGCTTTAAAGTTCCTAAAGAGGGCGTGTGGTGTCGCCTGACGATAGCAGGTGGACCTAGTTTTGTTGCCGGAGTTGCTGATAAACCTTGTACCCGCCGTACAGGTAATATTATGGTTCAGTGCTTTGCTCGTCATTATAGTGGTGTAAAAGGTTTAACTGAGCTAAGCGATTCTTTACTTGAGCATTTCGAATATTTCACTACTGAGCATTTGGAATGTTTACAAGGACAATCAATTTTTATCGGTCAAGATGCTGACTTCATTCAGTATAATGTGACAATTGGTTATAAGGTGAATTGATATGTCATGCATGCTGACTTTAGAAGAAATTGAATTTAAACGACAAGAGCTTGAGTGCCATTTAGAAAAAGTCATGGCTGTTGAATTAAGCAAATGGCAAAGCGAAAACAAGCTATGTGTATCTGATGTGAATATACGGTTAGCCAATGTTCAGAGTATAGATGGACCAAAACATAATATCGTAACTGGCGTGAGTGTTGATCTCGATTACAAACCTTAAACTTTAGAAATAAATGGCCGCCAAATGGCGGTTTTTTGTTTTACTCAATACCACCTCATCGGTGGTTTTTTATTTTTACAGGAATCACTTATGAGCAATTTTGTTTTTAAGCGTGGTGACACATTTAACCTAAATTTGCAGTTGGTCGATATGGATGACGCATTGCAATTTCCAGCCAATGATGTTCGCCGTGCGATCGACTTAACCGGGTATGCATTTACATCTCAAGTTAAAACTTTAGATACCGGTGCGGCAGTAGCTACTTTAACCTGTGCTGCCTTAAACCAGAGTACACAAAAGGGTTGGCTTAACGTGAAATCAGCAGCAAGTACTGCTACATGGCCATTGGGTTTATGTCAGATGGATATTAAGGCGGTTGTTGGTGGTGTTATTCAACATACTGAAACATTGGTATTCCAAGTGATTGATGGAGTAACTGCATAATGGCAAATCTTTTATTTAGATTTAGTTGGGATCATCGGCCCTTTGTCTATAACTCTTCACAAGGTAAGCGGCAGTTTATGTTGCCTTTTGCCTCGGGTATTCCAAATCTAACGCCAGATTGGACTCAGGTAACTGGGCTAGGCCCAGCGGCAACAAGAGATGTTGGAGTGGATAGCGGTAATGTTGCTGCTTATGGTTCATATGGTTTATCTAACTTGGGATATGGAGGTACTCCTCAATCAGAAACTGAAAATGATATTGATATCGGTTATAAAGCAGGAGGCCAAAGGACTCGTTTTAAGAATGCACCAGGAAGTATTTATACCAATCCTTTCATTGCTGGTTATGCACCCTCGATAGTCATTACGCGAGGAGGGCTTACTGGAACTGAGTTATTCTTACCGTATTACACTTCAACCCGTGCCAATAACATGGCCGTAATTGCATGGAGTTTTAACCCTGCAACTAGCACTCTAAGTAAAACAGAACAAATCGTTTATACCAGCAAAAATCCAATTGTTTTTACCACAGCTAATAGCGCAACGAGCGGTAAGTTGGTAACTGTAGATACGTCTGGTGAACTGAGTTCAAAGGGCTTTACGGTCGATTCAAACGGGGTTTATAAGGCAGCTTCACCGATCGTAAGACTGTCTGCTGATTCACTTGAACTTAATGAAGATGCTTCAAAACAGCCGATTAGCTTTGAAAAGATAGACGTTGGTGATTACCTGATTAAAGACTCTCTCGGCTTTGCTAGAGAAGGCTGGTATATCGAAATGCCTAAAGATGCTAATGGCAATTTAGTTGTAGCAGTATCTTATGAGCAACTTGAAGATGGAGACATTTCAGTAAAAACCTACAAGAAAAAGTTCGATATTGAAACTGCTTCAATTGTGCCGGATTTTGATAATCCTATAGATATTCCTGAGAGTCGCTGGATTGATATCCGTTTGCATGAAGAACCTGAGCCAGAACCTGAAGAGCCACCAAGTGAAACACCCGTCGAGTTTCAGCCTACCAACTTATCTGAAGCAGTTTCTGCGGCACTAAATGGTATAGAACTGCCTGAATCCTCAAACCCTAATGAAACTCTTTAAAGGACCGCTTAATTAGCGGTTTTTTTACACCCATTTTTTAAACGACCCGCTGATGAAGCGGGTTTTTTTATGCCTAAATTTTGGAGAACTATAAATGAGTTCAGGCGCAAAAATTCGATTATATGCTTGTGAAGAAGCAGTACTGGGAACAACCCCAGCTAATCCAATCTGGTACGTCGTTCGCCGTGTGAGTGACGGATTATCTGAAAACGTTTCTACAGAAGAAAGCAGTGAGGTTGTAGATTCACGCTTTCGTCAGGGTGGAGTGGTTACTGAAGCTGAAGTGGCTGGTCAGTTAGAGTTTGAATTATCTGTAGGAACATTCGATTTATTCTTGAGTGCCTTGGCCTTCAATAACTGGGCAGCCAATGCTTTAAGCTTTGGAGGCACAGTTCGAAAATCTTTTACGTTGGTGAAAGTTTTTGAAGATGTTGGACAGGTCTTTATTTATCGTGGTGTTCAGGTAAATACAGGTGAAATTACCATTCAGACCACAGGAAAGATTACTGGTAACTTTGGCTTGGTTGGTAATTCATTTACTCGTCAGCAAGTAAACCCAGTTACCAATCCAGTAGCTGCATCAAGCCGCCCACTGGTCAGCATGCCAAACGTTGAAAACTTGCTTGTGAACGGTCAATCGATTCAAGGTAAGGCATGTATGCAGTCACTCACGCTTTCACTTAACAATAATCTGGAAGCAATCCGCTGTATCGGTTCAGGTAAGTACACACCAGAGTTCTACTTAGAGAAGATGATGGATATTGAAGCGAATGCTTCATTCATGTTCTCGTCTACAGCTGCAGGTTGGATTGATGCCATTAAAACCCGTGATGTATTCACACTAACTTTTGATATTAAAGACAGCAAAGGCAGCAAGTACTCGTTCAACTTTCCTCAATTGGAAGTAATGGAAGCGAACCACCCAGACGGCGGTGGTGATGACATCATCACTTTAGATATCAACTTTGCTCAAGTCCGTACAGCTCCGACGATTGTACGAGCTCTTGTGTAATTCAACTTTTTAAACCTTAAAGCCTATGGAATCCCATGGGCTTTTTTATTTCCTAAATTTCAGAGGTAGTTATGGCTTTAAAAGTCGGAATTGTTCGAAGCTCAGAAGTATCTAAATGGTGCTTATTTGAAACCGTAGATGGACAGGCTGAGTTTAAAATTCGCGGTATTGGTTATAAGCCATTTCAAGTTGCATTAGAAAAGGCTGGCAATCAGATCTCGTCTAAAGGCTATGATGTGATGGTGAAAGATGAAAACGGAAAGCTTTATCATGAGCTTTTATTAGATGCAGCTGGAGCGCATTTAATTGAAGACTGGAAGGGTGTTGTTTTTGCAGAAGTGGTAGATGGTGTAACAGTTGAAATTGATCAACCTTACACGCCTGAAAATGCATCTAAGCTGCTTAACCTGGGTGATATTGGTTTATTGATCTGGTCATTCATTAAAGAGCAAGCCCAGAAGATCCAGGAAGAAGCCGATAAGGACAAGGCGACGATTTTGGGAAAGTCATCGAACTCTACAAGTATCGAAAAACCTATGCGTCGAAAACGCCGCACGAAATCGAACAAATCAAGTTCTTAGGTGGACATATTCCGGATCCACCGGAATATTCTTATGCGGCTGACTCAATTCTTGCAGCATTTAGCACGATCATTAGATCTAGACGATATGAGCAAAGTGTACCGTTGTGCTTAGATCAGCTGGCAATCAATGTTTATGCTGAGCATAATGATTTGTCTGTTGATGCTCATGTCTTTAACGACTGTATTTTTGCTTTAGACAACATGCTTTTAGATGAGTGGCATAAGGGGTTTAAGAAGAAAAAATAAAAGGTTTTAAGATCCAATTTCTTAAAACTAAATCTAGTGCGGGGTATTTTAAAAAATACACTATATACCGCACTTTTAGCATAGTTTTAAAAAAATTATATATCTATTTTTTAAAAAACCATTAATCAGTAAAATATTGATATTTAATTAAAATTATTGAAAATGCACCCGTTGTTGGATGTAAAGCACAATTGACAATTGCCTTTTTTATGCTAGTTTTGCCATATACAAAAAATTGTTTTGTGCAATACAGTTTTATTTTGAAATCTATTATTAGGTTGATATGGGTTAAAGGGTTATGAACGCAGCTATATCAAAAAGCTTGTTTAAAAGACCTCCCGTCAATGTTGAAGACGAGATGGGGGCTTATGAGTTCCTATGGGCTCAACAAGGCACAACATTTAAAAAATTAGCAGAGTTATTTCAAGATAATCCTAATACACTTCCTTCTGAGTTGGTGGATGACAGCTATATTAAGAATACCCTTAATGAGCTTGACTATTGGATAAAGGAAAAGGATTTTGATATATCTTTGTATGGAACATTAGACTATCCAGAATCTCTGCGTGATGCGGTGTATCCTGTTGAAATGTTTTATTACAAGGGCTGGCTAGAGCTTTTATCCTCTCCAAAACGTGTTGCCATTGTAGGAACTAGAAATCCAACACATGAAGGTGTTGTTAGAACAAGAAAGCTAGCAAAACTCCTAGTTGAAGCTGGATATACTATCTTTTCTGGATTGGCGAAAGGTGTTGATACAGTTGCACATACGACAGCTATTAATAATGGCGGAAAAACTGTTGCTGTGATTGGAACTCCAATTACAGATTACTATCCTTCAGAAAATAAAGATCTTCAAGACTTTATTGCCAAAGAACATTTACTTATAAGCCAAGTTCCTATTAAGCGTTATCATGAGCAAAATTTTAGAGTTAATAGGATCTTTTTTCCTGAACGAAATGCAACAATGTCAGCGTTATCTCAAGCAACAATTATAGTTGAAGCTGGTGAAACATCTGGTTCATTAATCCAAGCCAGAGCAGCATTGAAACAAGGCAGAAAATTGTTTATTTTGGATAGTTGTTTTAACAATCCAAATATTTCATGGCCTCATAAATATGCTGAAAAAGGAGCTATTCGTGTGCGTCATATAGATGATATACGGGGCGCACTTGAGTCAGAATAAGCAAATCATACTTCAAGAATTAACTAAAGATCAAAAGTCGCAGCATTACTATATTGAAGAAACAGACGTGTGTTACTATTTTGGTGAATACACAGCTGCTGCTGGTTTTGCTCATAGTGAAACTAATAATTTAATTCTTAATTTTAAGAAGAAACCTGATAGACGAGATCGCCCAGAATGGCGGTATAAAGTTGATGCAATTCAGAGGGTAACAAACTTATTGAATGGAGCATTTGCTCCTCATTCTGAATTTATTTTTGTGCCGATTCCACCATCAAAGAGTAAAAATGATCCTTTGTATGATGATCGCCTAATACAAGTATTGCAGAAATTAAATTTAGGTTGGATGGGCAATGGATACAGAGAGCTTATTACACAAGTAAATTCAACGGAAGCTTCTCATTCAAGTGGAACTCGAGATATTAATAAGTTAATGGAGAATTATTCTGCTGACAGTACGAAAATTCATCCAATACCAAAAGGAATAATTATTTTTGATGATGTGTTAACTACAGGTTGTCATTATAAAGCTATGCAAAAAACATTGAAGAACCTATATCCAGAAGTAACTATCATTGGTTTGTTTTTAGCAAGACGAAAAATTGATGATGAGGAAATAGTTTTTGAGGATTTAGCTTAAAACTTAAAAATAATAAATTAATAAAAATATAACATGTGTTAATTAACCATTTAGGTAGGTTTTTTAGTATCTATCTTTTCCTGATCTATTGTTTTGTGTAAGATAAAAACTATAAATAATTAATTTTAATAACTTTATATTTGATTGGGGTAAGTATGTTTGAAAAAATTATAGATAAGTTGTGGACATTAAATGAAGTCTTTGAAGAATATCCCAAAGTCTTCTATTTAATGATGATTTATCTCGTTATGATAGTTGCAGTGGTTTTTCTTTTCTTTCCATGTTTAAAGTGGCTTGCGAACCTTCAAATCCTGAATACTTATCCTTTAAATGAACTTATATTAAGAAACTCTGACACACTCCGTTGGGGAGTAGTTGTATTACCATTGCTTATTGCAGTTCATGGTTTTTTTGAAGTGATAGGGCTGCATGATCGTCTAAAAAAGAGAAAGTACGGAAGATGAGAAATTCAACTTTTTTATCTTCTTGTTTGGTGATCTCTTTAACTTTAGTTAGCTGCACTAAACAAGTGGAAAATAAGGCACTACCTTCTTCAGTTGAAGCTCAATTCATGAGTGCAGATAAAGAAATAGGGAAGATGCTCGATGACCTGGAAAATCGAGATATTTCACTTCAAAGGAAGCGGGAGATATTGTGCAAGACCTATCCTGAGGTCTATAAAAAACAATACATGCCAGCTCTACTAAAGCTTTCACCAAAAGATTATAACGAACACACATTAACGAGAGATTTTGAGGCTGTGATTAGTTTTTATAAAAAAACTTTTGTAGTTAATTGTGGTTGATTTTTGTCACTTAAGGCTTTAATAATTTGTTTTCTAAACTTGAAAATTTTATTAAAGGATACTAATGAGTAAAAAGGCAACATTGTCTCTAGGTGCAATATTTCTAGTAATTTTATTTTTATATTTCGTCAAAGGTATGAATACATTTGAAATGTCCGATATGTTGATAAATTTATTCAAATAAATGAACCACCTCCGGGTGGTTTTTTTACACCGTCAATGTTAAATTTTAGCCATATTAATAATGGTTAGAGTCATGAAAAAGATTATTTTAATTATAGGGTTTATAACTTCTAATCTAGGTTATGCAGAAGACTGGAAATTGGTAGCGGAATCAACAGATGATGTACGAACATATTTGGATATTGATACATTAAATTATCATTCAAAAGATAATTCTGTAAGCGTTTGGTCTAAGGTAAATAATATAAATGAACAGTTAGATAGTGGGATACTTACGGAATATAAGACACTAGATTATTATTTTTGCAGTTCAACAACATCCACTACGGTTAAGGGTATAGCTTATGATAAACAAGGCAATATACTTGAAACTAGTGATTCGATAATAGGACCTAGCAATATAGTTCCCGGGTCTGTTGAGGATATTGTTTTTAATTATGTATGTAAAAACCCCAAGTTAGGGATTAATACGCAAATGTTAAAAGATGATCCGATAGAAGTATCTTAAAATTGCGGTAATTTAAAGTTGTTCATTTTATTAAATGCTTAATTCTGCTTCTTGCCTTGATAATGGAAAAGTTAATGAAAAATGTTTATCTATTTACGCTTATGTTTTCATTGATAGGTATGGTTCATGCCAAATCGGTGGAAAATATGGAAGTCAAGAAAAGGTGTGAAATATATACTGAATTAGCATTGGTTTATATGGATAATTATTTCAATGGTCAAAGTCGAGAGGAGCAATATAATTTAGTTGAAGAAAAGACTCAAAATGAAGTGATGATTGTTTTTAGTAAGAAATTAATTGACCTTGTCTACGGCCATATACCATTTCCTGTGAATGAAAGTGAAAGAAAAGCATATAGGAAAGATTATTCATCAACATTTTTCAATAGATGCATAAAAGGCTTTGAATATTCTAATTAAATTTTAGAAAAAAATACTTAACCACCTTCGGGTGTTTTTTTATTTTCCTAACTGTTAAATTTTAGCCACTATTTAAATGGGTAACTTCATGAAAAAAATTATTTTGTTAGGGTTAATTTGTGTGTCTTCGTCATCATGGGCAGAAAATAAAAACCTCGGTACTTGTGAGATTTCTAAAGATAAAATTATTGTAGGTGATGTGGGGCTGGGGAAATCAGTTAAGGAGTTAGCATCAAAGGATTATAGAAGGCTTGAACTTGAGAATGATGTTTTTAACAAAAAAGGGTCAAAGGAATATCGTGTTTCTATCTTAAATAGGACAAATGATATTTGGTTAGGTAGTCAACCAATCCGTGATTTTAACTTCATAACATATGATCCAAAAAATTATAAAATTTTGAGTTTTGGATTAAGTCTAAGAATGGATGATTTTCCAGTTGCCAAAGTTAAAGATGCCCTTATAACGTTATATGGTTTACCTAAAGTTGGTTGGAGTTTGACTCAAGAAACTGATCCTAGATACGGGGAAGTTAATGAATACCATTATAAATGTAAGGATTATTTGATAGAAATCACACAATCTGAATTAGGAACTAGTATGAGAATGTATGATAAAGGTGTGACGAGATGAAGAGGATTGCTCTCATAGGAAGTTGTTTAATGTTAAGTTCGAGTTGCGTTTCAGCAAATGAAAATAAGAAGGAAAGCTTTTGTAGAGGGATCTATGATTATGCTGAAATGGTTATGACTAACAGGCAAGATGGTGTTTCTATTAAGGTTATGTTTGATTCTTTAGAAAAGACTAGTGCAAGTGTGAATCAAAAAAAATTAAGCAAAAAATATATTTTAGATGCTTATGAACGACCTCAATATAGTACTAAAGAAAAACAACGTGAAGAGATTAATGAATTTTCCAAAGATAAATTCATAAGCTGTATTAATAATTTGTCTTAGTCTTAACAAACCTAAAACCCCGCATTTGCGGGGTTTTTTATTGCCTGGAGAAAAGTAAAAATGGCACAAGAATCCCGTCTGGTCATTGTTATTGATTCGCAAAATGCTGAACGTAACGCGCGCAATCTAGGCAATGAGCTCAATAGTATTGAAAAGAATGGCGACTTTGCCTCTAAGTCCATGGACCGTATGTCTGTTGCTACTCGTACATTAGCAGGTTATATGGCTGGGTTAGTAACAGTAGGGACTGCTATTAGTAAGATGGACCTCTACACTGGTATTAATAACAAATTAAAATTAGTGACTAGTAATCAAAAAGAATTAAATCAGGCAATGGATGATACTTTTGAAATTGCACAGCGTTCTGCTTCATCTTGGAGTGCGGTCAATGATGTGTACTCAAAATATATGTCCAATGCAAAAACACTAAATTTAACTCAAGAACAAACAGCGAAACTTACTGAAATCACTTCGAAAGCTGTAGCTATTAGTGGTTCAAATACTGAATCAGCTGCAGCTGCACTCTTTCAATATGGTCAGAGCCTTGATGGGAATATTTTACGTGCGGAAGAATATAACAGCCTAGTTGATGGTGCAGGTGGACTTCTAAATGCGATGGCTAAAGGGTTAGGCGTAACTCGGGGTGAACTCCGTCAAATGATGCTTGATGGAAAACTCACTGGTGAAGTTATTACTAAAGCCTTATTAAAAGCTGGCGATAGTGTTGAACAGCTTTACGGCAAAACTAATAAAACTATTGATGCATCTCTTGAGATGCTGAGTAATGGGATTACTAAATTTGTAGGTGAAACTGGGCAGGGTTCGGGCGCTGCACAGTCTTTAGCAGGAGCTATCCAAATTCTTGCAATGAATTTGGATTTGATTGCGGATGGTGCTTTCGTAATTGGTATTGGATATGTCACTAAAGCAATTACTGCCAAATCATTAGCTGTCTATGCTGATATAGCTGCAACTACTGCAAGCATTCAGGCAAGTCGTTCAAAAGCATTGGCTGAGTTGGCTGAATCCTCAGCTGCTGTTAAGTCTGCCCAAGCTCAAGTCGCAAATACTCAAGCTACTTTAACTGCGCTGACTGCGGAAAAAGCATTGGAGGCGGAACGCTTAAAATCACAGATCAATTCAGTTGGGCGCACACAATCTATTACACGTATGGCTGAGCTTAAGAAAATTGAAGCTCAAGTTACACGCGAACTAGCCACAGCAGAGACTACATTAGCAGTTGCCCAAGCAAGGAGTGCAACTGCTCAAAAAGCTGCGGTTGGCCTTACGGGTGCTATGTTTGGCGCAGGCCGTACATTGTTAGGAGTATTAGGTGGTCCAGCAGGTATAGGAATTACAGTAGCCACCTTAGCTGCTGGTTATTTGTTGATGCGTGATAATGGCAATGAAGCTAATGACATGCTTAAGGATCAGACACGTTATGCTGGATTGGCTGCCGATGAACTCACTAAGCTAAATGGTGCCCAAAAACGTGCAGCTGAAGGAGAACTAAATAAGCAATTAAATTCACAGTCAGCTCAACTTAAAAAATCTCAGAATGAATTCTTAGCATTGACGCAAACTATTGCTGATAGCAATAAAAAGAGTACAGAGGCATATCGTATCTGGGCAGAATTAACTACTGAAACAATAGGAGTAAATCAGGCATTTGAAAGACTAAATCAATTAGATTTTATCAATTCAGACCAGATTAATCAGTTAGTTGACAGTAAGAAGAAAGTTGATGAAAACACTATTGCAGTTAACAAAACTAACGCTGAGTTAAACTTAGTTAGAACAACTGGAGCAAATGCTAGAGCAGGTTTAAACGATGTTGGGCAGGGAGCTAAAAATGCTGTAACTGAGGTTAATCAACTCCACGACAAGCTTAAAGATATCAATAAAACTTTAGCTGATCGTAAGTGGGATGCTGCTTTCAAAACTACACTTATTAAAAAATACGGTAGATCAGTTGAAGAAGCAGATTTGTTATTGCAAACATATCGAGAAAATCAGAAAAAAGGTTATTCTGGAGTTACTGTTGAGCAAGACAAAATAATTAAAGGGATTGTAGGTCAGGAAAGTGCGCTTGAAGCACTTGTAAATAAGGACAAGGAGCGAACAAAAGAGCTAGAAAAACAGGAAAAAATCACAAAACGCCTAGTTGGTGTTTCTGGTCAGTCTGGTATTGGTACAGGACCACATCTTGATGTTCGTTATGGCGGTTCAATGTCTGGGCAGAAGGTTTCTAATGAGCATCTGGCCCGATTGCAGGCAGGCGGTAAACCTTTATCCTCCTACAAGATCAGTTCAAATTACGGTCCACGAAAAGCCCCAACCAAAGGGGCTTCTTCATTTCATAAGGGTATTGATTTTTCAATGCCTGAAGGCACACCAATCACGACTAATGTTGCGGTGAAGGACATTAAGACCCATTACGATAGTAAAGGTGGTGGCTATGTTAGTGAGGTGATATTTGAGGATGGTGTATCCCTAAAACTTCTTCACCAATCACCAAGTATGCAAAGTAAGGTTAAAGGTGGGGCAAGTAAAGGAAGTGATAAAGCTTCAGGTGATATTCAATCACAACTTGATCGTCAGCAGGACCTTCAGCGATCACTTGAAAATGAAGTGGCCACCGAAGTAGAACGAATTAACAATAACAGAAAGACACGGTTAGAGGAGGTCGACAAAGCTGGCTTTACACCTGAACGTACAGCCGAAATCAAGGCTGAATTAAATCGCCGTGCAGACAATGATATTGATATAGCCAAACAAGCGATTCGAAGCAAGCTGGAGGACTATAAGGAGTTCCAGAAAACCGAAGCCGAGCTGCTTAAAGAAAATTTTGATCGCAGGAAATTTAATGCGGCTCATGATATTGAATTAAGTAAGTCTGAACAGAAACAGGCAGTGGAATTGCTGGAACAGCAATATCAGCAAGAAAACGCGCTTATGAAATTAGCCCAAGAACAACGCTTATTTCAAGCACGTTTATCTCTGCTTTCCGAAACTCAAGCCATGCAGGAGCGCTATAGACTTGAAAGGGAAGAAATCCTTAAAAACTCAAAACTTTCAATTGAAGAACGTCAAAAACTAATCGCATTGTCTAAAGCTACCCAGGACAAAGAAACACGCGACAAAGTTAATAACGCTGTTCAAAACTGGGGTGGGATTCAGGCTGATATGAATGGTACCAGTGAGTTCTATAGACAGGATCAGGAACGGTTTAGCCGCTTGGGTGCTGCAAATGATTTGGCTGATAGCCAATATGCAGCAGCTGATTTAGACGAACAAAACGGTCTGGATGGCTTGAATGCACAAATGGAAGCTGGATTAATTCAGCAACAGGACTTTGAAAATCAGAAGACTGCCATTATTCAAGCTGCTCAAGAGCAAAGGAGTCAAATTTACAACGAATTTGCCCAGAACACTAAGGACGTTGAAGACAAGTATCAACAAGATAGATTAAACGCTCAGATTGCGCTTGGTGGGCAAATGATGGGTTCAGTCACATCTATGTTCGGTTCTATGTTTGGTGAGCAATCTAAAGCCTACAAGCTTATGTTTGCTGCGGATAAAGCTTATGCAATTGCTGCCGCTGGTATCGCTATTCAGCAGAATATTGCAGCAGCTGCAAAAGTTGGTTTCCCGTATAACTTGCCTTTAATTGCTGGGGCGGTTGCGCAGGGTGCTAGCATTATTGCGAATATCAGGGCAATTAAGGATCAAGGATTTGCTGATGGTGGCTACACTGGAGCAGGCGGCAAATATGATCCTGCTGGTATTGTCCATAAAGGCGAGGTGGTCTGGTCACAGGATGACATCCGCCGTTGGGGTGGCGTTGGATTAGTTGAAAATATGCGTAAGAGCTCAAGTCCTGAAGCATTTATCAATAACCATGCTCAAAACAACACTTCAATAGAGAATGTTTTTAATCGTTCTTTCTTAAGCTCAAAAGCATTCAATGATAGTCAAAATATCTCGAATATCTTTAATCAACATACTCGAGAGAATCAGATTATTACTAAAGGCTTTGCTAATGGGGGGTATACAGGGAATGGTCGTAATTACGATGTTAAGAAACTGGGAAGCATTGGAAAAATTGAACGAATGAAATGGGGAAATACTCCAGATTCATTTATTTCTAACTATTCTCAAAACAATTCCTCTTTTGAAAATATCATAAATCGGGCTAATCAAAGTTCTCGAGTATTCAACCAAAGTAGAGATATCTCGAACATCTTTAATCAGCCTTATCAAGATGATCAGATTATCTATAGAGGCAATGCGAGTGCTACTAATCCAACTACCTCTGCAAACTCAGATCTATTCCATGATGGAAAAGTTTACTTCTCATCAAATGGTTTAGTTCAGGATCGTTCAAATATTGATGATGTCCAGGACTTTACCTTAGGTCAGGCTGGTCGTCCACAATCTGATGTTATGACTTCGTTTGAACCGGCTTCACCGACTATCAACTTTAAAATTGAAGTTGTGAATCAGGTAAATGGTGCAACAGTTGAAGCAGAACAGCTTGATGAGAAAACTGTTCGAATCATTGTGAAAGAGGAGTTGGATAAACAGCTTCCAAGAGCGGTGCCGAAATTAGTAAGTGAGGATATTAAAAATCCAAACTCTTTAATTAGCCGCTCTCTGACTGAGAATACGACTACAAGACGGAACCGTTAATGAACGAAACCACCTTTCGAGGTGGTTTTTTATTACCTGAAGGAAAGTTATGTACAAGTTAAAGCTAAATCCTCAAACAAATGGCTACGGCGTAACACCAGGTGATGATGTAAAGCGTCAGCAGATGGATGGAGGGCGTGGACGCTATTACATCGATGTGAAGCGAAATAGCCACATTGTTGATGTGAACTGGAATTTAAGTAAAACCGATTTCAATAAGATGATGGCTTTCTGGCGTATTTACCAAAGCAAGCCAGCTTCATTTTATGCGGATCTGGTGATTGACCAGGGAACGCGTCAGCAATATCAATGCAACTTCATTCCCAACTCATTCAAAACTAATGAAGTGAATGGAAACCTTTACCGGGTAACCGCACAGATTGAAGTCGTTCAGAACCAGCCAAACCTTACAGCTGATGCAGCATTGATTAAAGATTGGGAGGTCTAATGGATAACGAATACGCCAAGTTCTTTCTCAATCGTAAAGTTGATATCTATCAACTGGAGTGTATTGAGTTATCACATCCATCTTTTCTAAACACTTACCGTGTTGTTCGTAATGATGATCGAGGGGTCTATGTACAACATAAAGAAGGGTCAGGCCAGTTCTACTATGAATATTTACCTTTAACGATTCAAAGATCCGGAATGTTAGGTGATCTGGACCAGACTTTAACCGTCTCAGTTTCAGGTCTTGGCGACATATTGCCGGATGAGTTTGAGCGAGTGCTGGAAGGCCAATTTGCGGATGTTAAACCTACTGTTAATTACCGTCTTTATAGTTCAGATAACTTGAATACACCAATTCATTATTTGCTAGGCCTTCAACTTGCAGGTGTTTCAATGAACCATAAAGCTGTGACATTCAAGGCTGAATCCCCACGGTTAAATACCTCCAAAACTGGTGACATTTTCTCACTGGATAGATTCAGTGGACTGAAGGGGGCTGTATGAAAAGTCATGATCATTTACTTGATAAGCAATACGACGAAGAGCACTACAACTGTGTTCACTTTGCTCATGAAGCCGCTCTGGATCTATATGGAGTAGATCGGAGTGAAGCTTTGGATTTGTTCATGCAACCTAAAGGCAAAATTACTTTTCTTCCATCAAGATTAAAACTCTTAAATCCGCTGCCCATGCCCAAGGAAGGCTGCATAGTCGCCTTCCATCCAAGACAAAGAAATAAGCCCCCGCATGTGGGGCTTTTTCGTGGGCAGAAGGTTTTACACCTGATGGAGAGCGGCGTTACTTATTTAGCTGAAGACGTCATTAAAGCAATGGGGTTTAGTCGGGTCAGTTACTATGATTAAGATTATTTATAAGCAAGATCCTTTGTCTGAAGAGAAGACAATTGAACAAGCCGAAACTATCGGGCAATGGCTTACTTCGAAATATGAATACTTACCTGAGCATGTTCGTATTTTTCATACATCAAGCAATATGGATCATGCGGAGATCTCTTTTGCCAATGAAGTTACACCGAAGAATGCTCACGACTTAAAACAGCTCGATTTCTTACCCGGCACTTTCATTGTGATTGAAAACCCGAAAGGTATGCCTGCGCTTATTGCTGCTATCGTTTCTATTGTTTTAAGTGTGGCGATTGCTTTTTTAATGCCTGCACCGTCAATTGCCCAAACCACCCAGAATAACAACCAGTCCTCATCTGCAAATAACGAGCTTTCAAATCGCGAAAACAAAATGCGGGTGAATGGTCGTATTGCCGATATTTATGGGGCTACTTGGGATACGCCTGACTTAATTGCAGTTCCTTACAAGGTCTATGAAAACAACGTCGAAGTTGAGCATCTTGTGGGGTGTATTGGTCGAGGCCACTATCACATCAAAGGCGCTTACGATGGTGAAACTAATATTGTTGATATTGCAGGTGCATCGGTAGAAGTCTTTCGACCAGGTGTTGATATCATATCTGGACAGCCTTATTTTTCGCTTGGTAGTGAAATTACTACGCCACCTTTAACTGTTCAGCATCAAAACTCAGTGAATGGCCAGATCTTGCGACCAGCCGACACTCAAAGTCTTGAGGGCACAAATTATCTTCAATTTGCATACCCAAACGAGATCCTACGAGCAGCTGCTAACAATACTGATTTAACGACTAAGTTTGTCAGCAATGACCGAGTTGAAATCACTAATGCTTCTTTTACTTATAACGGTCAAACCTACGATTTAAACGGTACGTACAGCGTCTTATCCGTTGCTGATGACCGTATGGCTTTGTCTAACCCGGCAGCAGTAAATCCGAACTGGTTAAAGCTAAAAGAACTCACAAACCAGCAAACAGGTGCTATATCTCCAAAGCTTTCATCCATCGGTGAAAAGTGGATCGGCCCGTTTATTCTGGACAACATCGAACGTAGTCGTGTCATCTTTAACTTTGTGGCGAATAATGGGCTTTATACGGTCTCTTCAGGAGGTAATCAGGCGGCTGTTAATGTCACGATTGAAGTTGAAGTAACTCCAGTGAATGAATCAGGTGCAGCTATTGGCAATCCAATGCTAAAACAGATCATTCTCAAAGGCTCTGCGAAATCACGCCAGACGGTTGGGGCAACGCTGGATATGGTCACATTTCAGGGGCGCTGTAGCGTACGTGCTCGACGTTTAACACCAACCCCAGCAGTGACAACTGTAGTTGATGAAGTGAAGTGGCAAGCACTCTACGGTGCTTATCCATTACAAAGCACGATGTATGAACATGAAACAGTTTTCCGTGCACGTACATATGCAACGACTGGAGCTTTATCTGTTAAGTCGCGCAAGATCAATTTCGATCTTCAGCGGATGTTGCCGACATACAAAAATGGAGCGATGACAGCAGAGTTATTTCCAACTTCAAGCTTTGCAGATGCACTGGTTTCAATGGCGCTCGATGACAAGATTGGCCGCCGTACGGTCGATGAGATTGATATTGAAAACATCTATCGTACTTATAACGATATTGTCGATTACTTTGGTACACCCTTAGCAGCCGAGTTCTGTACAACCATTGATGACACTAATCTTTCATTTGAAGAACTGGCCACTAACCTTTGTGATGCTGTCTTTTGTACAGCATATCGTCAGAACAATAAGCTAAAGATCTACTTTGAACGGCCAACAGATAACTCTGTATTGCTGTTTAACTTCAGGAATATCATTCCGGATAGTTATAAGCATGATCTGACCTTTGGTGTAATGAATGACTATGATGGTCTGATCTATGAATACACGGATCCGTCCGATGATAGTCGTATCAATATTTATTTACCAGATAAAGGAGCCAAGAATCCTAAAGAGGTAAAGTCGGTAGGTGTGCGTAATAAGTGGCAAGCCCATTTCAATGCATATCGGCTTTGGAACAAGCTCCGTTTTCAACGCAAATCCATCGCATTTGATGCAGCTCCAGAATCAGAATTACTAGTGTTACGTGAACGCATCGCTGTAGCTGATTATCGAAATGGCATCCATCAAAGCGGCGAGGTAGTGCAGCAAGAAGGTTTAATTCTTATATTGAGCCATGATGTTGATTTCATAGCAGGTAAGAGCTACGTGATTTATCTGCAAATGGGTGATGGGAGTGTTGATTTGATTCCTGTTACTGCTGGATCTGCTAAGAACAAGGTCGTTTTAGGTCGCTTACCAAATGGGGCATTAAAGTTAAGCCCTGATGATTTCGTTAATACGATTTATACAGTCGTTAATGATGATACAAAAGGATCATTACCTTATCTGGTAGCAACGAAAGATCCGGTTGATAAGTTTTCTAATACCATTACGGCAGTAAATTACGATGTTCGGTATTACCTCAACGATAAAGATTTTATTGATGTACCAGTTGATGATTCTCCGATTTACATTCGTTATGACCAGCTAGATATTAATCTTGCACGGCTATATCAGATGCAACGAGGCGACCTACCAACAACCGGTGAAATTAGCTTTATTGTTGAAGCCGGTGCTTTGGTTTCGAGTTCCAGTTCACTTCGACCAGAAACAAGAATGGTATATAAGTTTGACTATAACTCTAGTCCACCAAAACAAGAGTTTATTGTACCTGCAGCACCAGAACTGCCAGCGATTGATACAGGAGAGTTTCCTCCTGGTCTTACTGTAAATCTTACGATTAAAGGTTCAGTGGTTGGGCGTGGGGGCGATGGTGGTTTGCCACATTTGGCCTTTGGTGCATGGTCTAGTGATCCGGATTACAACTTTGCCAAAACACGCCGTGATGGGTTTCAAGGTGCACCTGGGCTAATGAACCGGCACAGCAAATTGAACCTGATTATTGACGGCGGAACACTTGCTCGAGGCGGCTCAGGAGGTGGCGCTACTCCAAGTGGTATCTACACTGAACTAACTTATGGAGTTCAAGGAGTACCGGGTGGAGCTGGTGCACCTTTTGGACGGGTTATGACAGGTCAGCCAATTTACAATGATACTCAGGACTGGCGTTGGTACTTTACCGGTGGGTACTTAATGGTTGTAAAAGTCACTGATGCTGATGCAGTGACACCAGGGAAAGGCTACCGAACTCCAAATAGCGACCGCTATGTATCACCTTTATCTGGTGATGGAGGAGGTTGGGGGCAGCGTGGCACCAAATCGACAAACAGTGGTACTTCGAACTGGAATTACCATGGCACAACTGAAGGACAGCCGGGTGCAGGTGGTACCGCAATTGTCGGAGTGGCACCACTGACAACTAAATTGTTAAATGGAGGGAAAATCTTACAAACTGTTTAACGTTATAAGCACTCTTGAAGGGTGCTTTTTTATTTATTAAAACTTTTAAAGGTACAAGAATGGCTACAGTAAATGCAACAGATGTAATTGATGGTACTAAGAACCAAAAGCAAATAAATGATGAGATTATTTATAAAATAGATTCGCTATCTGAACTAAAAAATTTATCTCCTCGTTTGCAGAATCAGAGAGTAAGGATAAGAAATTATGGTATTGGCGAGCTTTATTGGGATTCTACAAGTACAGAATTAGCAAACGATATTGATATTTTCGAATCAAGTACTACATCTGTAGGTAGATGGAAATGGATTGAATTTAACAATGTTGCACAAGGTGGTGTGATTTCAGATGGAGTTACAGACCAAACTGTCCGTATAAACCAGATTACAGCAAGACTTGGATCAATTGGTTTTCGAGGGCAAATAGTTATTCCTGAGAATACAAAATATGATGTAAGAGCAGTTTTTAGTTCATTACCAATAGGTTTAAATTTAAAGATATTCGATCATTTAAATTGGGGACAACCTCCCAACTATAAAAATCGCATGCGAATTTCATATAGTAATGGATCTACTGCTGATGATACTTTGCATATGATCGCAGATAATCATCACCCTGCATTAAGTTTTCTTAATACTGGGGACTCAGGTAGCCCATCTGCTGAAGATAGATCTGCTTCAATTATTCATGCTGTTGGAATTTCATCTAATGGTGATCCACTTAATTCTCAAATTTTACAATTTAATAAATCAACAGCAAATAAATGGCAGACAAGTTTACGGTCTCTAATTCCTTATGCTATAGCTACTAAAGATCCGAGCTCGTGGAAAGCTGGTAAACAATATACTGCTGGTGATATGTGTCTTAGTGATAACGGAAAGGTTTATATATCTTCACAGGGAGGCGTATCAGGTAATACTCCTCCACTTGGAACTGGTACTAATATTAATGATGGAAATGTAATTTGGGATTATTACGCTCCAAGAAGATCACGTGATGCCACTATTTTCACTATTGATGAAGATGGGAATGCAGCCAATTATGGCAACACATCAAATATAACCACTTATCAAGTGCGTAACTCTAAGAACAGGTTGATTCTGCAAGTAGATAATACTACTTCAGGTACTATATCTATGAGAGATTACTCAAGAGGGCTAGATTTTATAACTTCATCCACTTCTCGAGGTGTGTATTTAGGTGGTATTCGCTCTTTATTCTTCAGTAATATCTCTGGAGCTACACCTACAATTTCTACTGAAGCTGCTCGTGTATCAAACTCATCTGCAGTTGATATGACAGCATTAAACCTTCCTATAGGCATCACACATGGATTTATTATGCTTCACTTTGTAGATTCTAATACAACTCTGAAAAGTGGTTCGTCATTCATTCTTAAGGGCGGTGTAGATGTCAATCCTCCTGTAAACGGAATTATTCAACTCATCCGTAATGGCTCAGCTTCATCTGCTTGGATTGAGGTTAGTAGAAGCTTTTAATTTGTAATATTTATTTAAGCCCTTTCTTAGATATAAGTTAGGGCTTTTTATTACCTAAATTTTCTGGAGATATAAATGGAACCAGTTTCCACAAGCGGTTTAACAGCACTATTAAAATTTTATGGGGCAGCAATTATGGTGACTTTAGCGGTCGCATTAGTTGCAGCAGTTGTATTAATGACACGTATGCCACGCTCACCACAAGAGTGGGCAGTCGGTCTTATTTGTACGGTTGTTTCGAGCTTGGCTGGTGGTTCATTCATCATTGTGAAGTGGGGTCTTCATGAATGGATTACTGATATTTGGGGCATGATGGCGCTCGGTGGATTCTTCTTTGTTTGCGGTATTCCTGGTTGGGCCTTGGTCCGATGGACCTTTAACTTTATCAACAAACAGGAAGGAAAGACGATTATTGAAGTAATCAAAGAAGTTAAGAAAGCCAGAAGTGATATCGAAAACAGTTAATGCCGCCTTCGTGCGGTTTTTTATTATTTGAGGAAAACTGAAATGAACATTGAACAATATCTTGAAGAGTTGATTAAGCGTGAAGGGGGGTACGTAAATAACCCAGCAGACCGAGGAGGGGCAACAAAGTACGGTATTACTGAAGCAGTAGCACGTACAAACGGTTTTAAAGGGAACATGAAAGATTTACCGCTTGAAGTGGCCAAAGCTATTTATAAGAAGCAGTACTGGACAGCTCCGAGATTTGATCAGGTGAATGTAATTAGCTCGTTGGTTGCTGAAGAGCTTTTAGATACTGGTGTGAATTGCGGTACTGGATTTGCAAAACCACTTTTACAACGCGCACTAAATTTATTGAATAACCAGGGTAAAGCAGGTTGGCCAGATCTTTCAGTCGATGGAATTTATGGACCAGCTACTCTAAATGCTCTCAAAATTTACTTATCAAAAAGAGGCAAAGAAGGCGAGAAAGTCCTAGTCCGAGTGCTAAATATCATGCAAGGCCAGCGCTATATCGAAATCTGTGAACGCAACCCTAGCCAAGAACAATTTTTCTATGGTTGGATTAACAATCGAGTGGTGATGTAAATGAGCCAGCCAGAAACATTAACGGAGCTCACGCCATATTTAGAATATTGGAGCAGCGGCATCTATATGTTTAAGTGCCCCGGTTGTAAATATTTGCATCCATTCCATGTGAAAGAAGGTACACATCATAATGGCAGTACTTGGGATTTTAATGGCGATATAGATAAGCCAACATTTACACCTTCTTTACTTGTTAATGATCATTACCCTGCAAGCCGCTGTCATTTGTTTTTGACCGATGGAAAGATTCAATTCTTATCAGATTGTCATCATGAATTAGCTGGGCAAACGGTAGACATGGTACCAATCGATGTTTAGGGCTTTATTGCTGTGCATTCTTCTATCAGGATGTACAGCTCATACGATTAATAATAATGTTAGTGTAGGAATTTGTGTAAAGGCCCTTTAAGGGCCTATTTGCCAATTTGCATATAAATTTTTTAATTATAATTTTTTAGAGTAATCTACGACTTGAAAAATATATTTAAATATTTATGTATTTTTTACAAATATTTAAAATATTATTGATACTGGAATATTCATTTTCTGCATTATTTTGGGTAACAATTTCATGAATTTTATTGATTAGTTCATCGTTTTCAAATGCATTGTTCATCATGTATTTCACCTCTGCAGGAATTAAAACTTTAAAACTATTTGGATCTAGGTGATTTTTAATATCTTCAATAGAACTTTTAGGTAGACTTGATTTATTTTTACTAAGTAAATTTTTGATTTTATTGAAAAGATAATAGCTGAAATGTGCGCATATATATTCAATATCTTCGTTTGGAACGTCAATGATAATTAATTTTTTGTGATGAAGTCTCATGATATCTTTATATATATAGTACTTACCATCAATTGTGCTGTTGATAATGGAATAACCATCGTGGGTTGATGCATTTCGTGCTTCTTTCATAAATTTACCATAACGGATATCTTCAAAAAAAACACTCCAATCAATTTTTTCATTCAACGCGGTTTCTAAGCTATCTTTAATTGATTGAAATGAATTAAGATATGCATCAAAATAATGATTTAATTCAGGCATTTTATCCTCTTGCGGAGTTCCCCAATGTTTTTTAGTTTCACTACAACATTCTAAAATTTTATTTAAGAAAAATTCATGTCTTGAAAAAAGGCTATTAAGATGATTAGTAACCATTAGTCTATGTTGTTCAGGGTTTAAAATTTTCATAAGTAAACAAAATATTTTTAATTAATACTCAGTTGAACATTTAAATATCAAATTATCAATAGTTTATGTCAATCATAGAATTTTATTATTAAATTGCTGTTTTTTATCTCGTTACTTTTAGATTATTAGTAGAAAGTAATTGATAATTAATGATCTAACATTAACTTTGGAACAGTAAAAATAACCTTTATGCAATAACAAAAAAGAGATCTTTGGAGATCTCTTTTTAATTTTATCAGTTAGGGCAGAGATGGTTCATTTAGTCCAAGTATATACCCACGTTTTCCATTCGTTTTCATATACACTACACTCACATTCTGCAATGTTTTTGCTAGTTTAAAGAACTCTCTTTTCGCTTTTGAAGCTGGATAACAATTGGCAACTTTTTCCTTGTCAACATAAGCAAAGAAGCCATCAATAGAACATAATTTTTTGAACTCATTGCCAATACGTGAATCATTAAAATTATTGTAAGCAGTGACTGACATCCATTGAAGAAGCATCAACATATCATCATATTGCTTATTCAGTAAATTTAAAGAAGCATTCAATCCAAAAATTGGTGTTGAGTAATCTAATGAATTATTCGTAGGATTTCTATAGTAGAACTTCCAGATAGGTTCGTGATGGGATAATCGGTTCCTGAATTCTCTTATTAAGTTAAAGTGATCTTCAATGTCTTTCCTCTTGATGTTTGAAGGGGCATTTGGAAAAACATGTTGCAAAAGATTTGGCCATAATAAATGTTTATTAGTAATGTCTTCATAGTCGTTGCTAAGCAAGGTTGTCCAGAATCCAAAAGGTAATCGGCTTAATATATCCTCACCTTTCACCCAGCTTTTTACAATTGAAGCATCATCTCGTGCTTTTTTAACATGATTTTCAGTCGTACTATATTTGATGCGATTACCGTTTTTTACCCATTTCAAAGCATTCTGTTGACGCATTTTGGCAATTTTTCTGTCTTGTATTGCTTTAACTAATTGTTCAAACCATAAGTCATTATGTTTATACGAAATGAAGTTTGATCCATTTGGTTGATGATGTTTTTTTACAGCAACGTCTATAGCATTTCTTAAAGTAATTTCTAAAGTCTGCATTAGCGGATAAATGGCTCCAGCTAAGGCAATGTTCCAGTAATATGCTCTTAGTATCTGATTCGGATCAGTTAGCTTCAAAATATTTTCATATGTACTTAATCTAGGGGTAGAAATAAAATCGCTCATTTTTTGAAGAAGTAATCCTTGTTTTTAGATCTAAAGTATAGGGTAGTTGTACTACCCCAAAAATGTGTGTATTATAACAAGCATAGACACGTTATGCGTTCCCTGGGATTGCAAAAAAAGCAATTCTATAAACATAATGTAAGTAATTTGGAAAAGCCACCGAAAGGTGGTTTTTCTCTATCTATAGTTTTGTTTTCTCCAGATCCTCATGATCTGTTATCAAATCATAATCGATTCAGCTAACTTGAAATCTTTTAACTCGTTATAAAATATCTAGCCTGCACTTATAAAAATTATTTGATAGTGCTTTATTTATAAATCATCAATAACTGATCAAACTTAAAGGGATTTCTGCTTAATTTTTCTCTACTCATTGACCAGTTTCGACCCGGTACATAACATGGGCCAACACCTAGCTTTTTCTTTCCAAATTTTGTATGCACGTTATCTAGCGTCTTCATCAATTGCTCTTTCTTTTCTATCATTTCAAAGTCAGTGAGAAGGTCATAAGTATGGCCAGATTTGGGCTCAAGCGCGGTTAGTATTACTCCGCATTTCTTATATTTAATTCCTTCCTTATAAATCTCATCTACCATCCTTGTTGCAGCTCTAACAAAATCAATTGCGCAGTCAGTTGGTTCTGAAAATGAGCCCGTAATAGATTTATTGTAGAAAGGCACATTCTGATCAAAAGGATTAGATTGAACAAAAGCAATCATACAACCACAAAGCAGTTCTTCATCTCTCAAGCGTTTACATGCATCTTGAGCATACATTGAGATAGCTTCTTTTAGATCCGTTAGTTCAGTTACGCGACCACCGAAAGACCTAGAGGCAACGATCTGCTTTTTTGAAGGGGGAGTGTGTTCGATCTCAATGCATGAGATGCCTTGCAATTCGTAGATCGTGCGAGCCATGACAATCGAAAATTGCCTTTGCATCTCTCGAGGTTCTGCACAAGCTAAGTCAAGAACGGTATTAATTCCCATACCTTGCAATTTTTTTGAGTGCTTACGGCCAACGCCCCAAACTTCAGATACTTCAATTAATGAGAAATAATATTCTTTATTGCACGGATCCATATTAACGAGATCGCAAACGCTGTTAAAGCCGGAGTTTTTCTTTGCAATGTGATTTGCAATCTTCGATTCTGTTTTGCTTCTACCGATACCGACGCAAACTGGTAAGCCAAGCCATTTCCATATTTGCTGGCGCATCTCTTGGCCAACTTTTTCTAAATCAAAGTTCTTTTCATATGCTGAGAAATCAACAAAACACTCATCAATTGAGTATGGTTCAACTTCTTCTGCAGTTACGTACGAACTCAGAATCTTATGAAAACGCCTCGACATTTCTGCATACATTGCATAATTACTTGAAAGTACGATTACGTTATGTTGCTGAACAATGTCTTTAATTTGAAATAACGGCACACCCATTTTTATATTTAGGGATTTCGATTCATTGCTACGCGCCACGGCGCACCCATCGTTGTTACTGAGAACAATCACAGGCTTATTGTTCAAACTTGGGTCAAAGACTCTCTCACATGAGACATACATGTTATTTACATCGATGAGAAAGAAGACTTTGTTTTCATGTTTCATGACTAATTTCTTATTATTTTAATGATGCAGGTGACAACGCCCCAAATAATCAATTCTTGTCCATCTAATAAGTAAATATTTTTAAATGCTGGATTTTCGGCTTTGAGCCATTTCCTAGACTCTTCAATCATTAAACGCTTCACTGTGAAATCATTATCGATCAGTGCAACTACAATGTCTCCATGCTTTGCGTCAAGGCTACGATCGACAATGAGCTCGTCATCAATATCGATACCTGCATTTAACATTGAGAGTGAAGCAACTTTCACAATGAACGTAGCGGTTTCATTTTTTATTAAGTGCTCGTTCATATCGAGCGCTTTATCTATGTAATCTTGAGCTGGGCTTGGAAAACCTGCTGAAATCTTCTCTAGAGCATAAGGGACAAGTAGGTGAGTGGTTGGTATAACTTGCTTGATTGATAAGGCTTCAGATAAAACAATACCACTTTGTAGATATGGTTTTATCTGGATAATGGATGGTGCAATTTCACTCATAGAATATCCCCTAACTTGAATTTGTAACATATTCAAGATGATATGCTAGAGCTTAGTTAAATTTCAAATTTAAAAACTTGTGGATAAATAATGACTAGTCGTAACTTGTCGCGTTGAACGATGCATTTGGTCGGAAAATCAACAGCGCTAATTTGCACTTTTTTTAGGTTTAGGGAAGTAGTCAGCAGTAAATTCACGTAGGGGCATTTCAAAGAAAAATTGATCAGCATCTTCTTTTTTACAATTCAACCAATCTTCTCGATACTCTTCAGGAATAACGATAATAGATCTCTTTTCATCTTCTGGCTTATGAAATTGGCTCATGAAGGGGTGATTGTCTGCATTGATAGTCAACATTGACATGGATCTAACTTGTTGGCCGTCAATAACAGTTGATTCGTAGATGGCTGCAACGGTGAAAGGTAAGCCATCTTCTCTGTAGATTCCCCAGCGTTCTGCTTTGCCATTCACATACCTTGGCTCATAAATCTTTTCTACTGGTATTAAAGCAAACTGGCTTTTAGCCCATGCATGCCGAAAACTTGGTTTTTTATCTACAGTCTCTGTTCTAGCGTTGTAAGTGAATTTTGAGAACTTCAGGTCATGATTCCATGGCGGAATCATGCCGAACTTAACTTGGCGCCATTCGATGTGGCCATCTTTAGAAAAAATAAGAGGGCAGTCATAACCCGGATAAACATCAGCTTTATAGTCGAAGGTAGGTTCGAATAGATCTAATAGGTGTACCCGGTCTTTTGATATAGGTTCATAGTTCGCACACATACCTGAAGCCTTATATTGTTATAAAAAATTATCTATGATTTAAGAATATCTCTTCTCTATAAAAATTAAAATCACCAGTTTTACTGTCTGAAGTAAAAACTAAAAAGGCATTTTTTAAAGCTTTTGGCATAAGGAAGTTAAACCAAATATTCAATATCCTTATGGAACATCCACCACTCATAAAAACTACAATCGTTTTATTTTCGCCAAAGATATTGTCAATATAAGATGTATCTTCTAAAGGAGTATATGGATTTTCCTTAAGAAGTTGACGAAGTATTTCATAGAAATCTCTATTTATATACTTTAATTTACGGTGTAACTTTATTCCCTTTAACGATAATCTCATAAAGTTAAACTGATTTTCTGATATAAATTCTTCACCCCATAGCCATGCGATAAGCTCATAAACTATTTTTAAGGCGAGAAGAGCCATTAAGTCATAATCAAGACTAAAAGTAATATTTATTTCAGGTTGCTCAAGAACTTTAATATTTTCTTTTGAGTTTTCAATTATTTTCTTTATATCATTTCTTAATTTATCATCTCTTAAAACTCTACCTTCCTTTTTTGCCTTTCTGCTTATAGCTTTAAAAATATCATTTTCAATTGTTTTTAAATCTCTCTTATCAATAGAAGCCTTAAACTTAAACCCACCATCATCAGTAAGTTGCTGATCAATAACGGGCAATTGATATAATGAAAAATCAGACTCATAACGAAATCTTACGCCCTTATATGAATATTCTCCAGCAAGAGGATTCGTTAACTTATTTTTTTTTCCTTTAATTTCATTAATATAAGCATAAAATTTAAAATATATATTTTTTGCTATTACATGCTTTACAGACATTCTTTACGACAATTTTACCTCCAATAAACTCTGGAACTATATGCTCATCAGTTAACTTTTTATCTGTATTATTTTCATCATGGGAGGCCATGCAAATAATACATTTAGTAAAATCATAATTAAGAATTAGATGAGGAAAAACTTTTGTATATACAGAAGACATTTAATAACCTAATGGCTTTTTATAAAGTATTTACAATAGAATATATCAAAAAACTCAACAGCTAAAATATTGAAATAGGGCCAGTCATTAACGTTCGTAATTTCAGTAATCGTATAATATGGAGCTTTATTTAAAGGGTAAATTTCCTTATGAATTAGTATCATTGGTTTGCTAAAGTTATCGAACTGATGTGAAGTTAAATCAATAATAAACTTATCATTTTCAATCCAGACATGGTTAAGATCTTCTGAATCTGTGCCTCTAATTAAATTGAAATCACAAAACCCAGCTTCACTTAATGCTCTAAGCAATAGGCCAGAGGCGATATCACAACAACCATGTGGGAAGCGCTCATGACAACTACTATCAAAGTTTTTTAATTCATTCTCAAGACAAAAAAGGACATTTTTTGCTATATTTTCAATAGAGTTAAATTTGCTAACTTCCACTTAAAAACCTTCTATTAAATTTAATATTAAATAATCTATTGGTCCAGCTATCAGCATAATCTACCCACCACTGCATCATTAATTTTTAGCTTCTAATTATGCTCATAACTATATAATTATTTTGCAAACCTAATGACCAGCCGACCTCTTTATAGAAAGGCTCGCCATATTTAATTGTGTGCTCGATATAAAAATAGACCCAATCTTTCATTTGCCAATTCTCAATCTTTCAGTAAGTGATTTAATATTTAGGATAATCATAACCAGCCTAACTATTCATGATATCTGTTTATAATAATATTGTTGTGCTCAATCCACTTTTCTTGCATATTCCTTATTGATTTTTGTTCAAAGTAAATTCTGTTTTTGATCAAAGCTTTTGAAACGTCAGATAACACAACATTTTCAATCATATTCATAGCTTTACGAAGATCATCAAAAGTCACTTGAACATACCCATCGGTTACATCATTGTCGTCATCACCAACCATGTGATTGATGAGTTTTTTAATTGTGTAACTACCAATCGCTAGACTATTCGCGATAGTTCCGAAGGTTCTCCGCAAATCATGAAATGTAAATTCAATACCAGTTGCTTCAGTTATCGTATGACGAGCTTCACGTTTATCAACGATATGTGAATCAGGCGTATCACCAGCGAAAACGTATTTATTATTACCAGCAAGTTTTTTACGTTCAGCCAAGATATACCAAAGCATTTCTCCCATCGGTAGGAGAAGGTCTTCATGATTTTTCGGATCCTGAATTTTTATAGTTCCATATTTTAAGTCAACATTTGCCCATTCTAGTGTTTCACCTTCTTCTCTTCGGAATCCGGTTAGGATCAATAGGAGTAAAAAGTCCTGATTTGTGT